GCGTGCCATGGCCTACACCAAGCAGGTTAAGGCTGCTGCGGTTCTGAACAACGGCTTCTCCGCCACCTACCCCGGTGGTGACGGCGTCTCCCTGTTCAACGCGAACCACCCGCTGGTGTCTGGTGGCGTCAACAGCAACACCCCGTCTGTCCAAATCGACCTGAACGAGACTTCTCTGGAAGCCGCCGTTATTCAGATCGCCGCTTGGACCGATGAACGTGGTCTGCTGATCGCTGCTAAGCCCAAGAAGATGATTGTCCCCCCGAGCCTGATGTTCGTTGCCAAGCGTCTGCTTGACACCGAGCTGCGTGTCTCGACTGCTGATAACGACATCAACGCTATCAAGCAGATGGGTGCGATCCCTGAGGGTTACACCGTGAACCACTTCCTGACCGATCCGAACGCTTGGTTCCTGACCACTGACGTTCCCAACGGCATGAAGCATTTCGTTCGTACCCCGCTGCAAAACAGCATGGACGGCGATTTCGACACCGGCAACGTCCGGTACAAGGCTCGCGAGCGTTACAGCTTCGGCTGGAGCGATCCGCTGGGTATGTGGGGTTCCTCGGGTTCGACCTGATAGAACTGGGTGGGGGGTTCCCCGCCGTCCACTGAGAAAGGGGCCTTGTGCCCCTTTTTCTTTTGGGTTATATTGGTCTCACTCCGGGGTTCCCGGCGTCTCTGACAGTCCCGGCTGACGACATGCAGACAGAGCGCCCCAACGAATACTCGCATGTGAGGAATCATGGCACGTACTACGTTCAACGGCCCTGTCGCATCTGACAACGGCTTCATCTTCCCGACTGCTACCGCCGCTGTTCTTGGCGACGCCACCGACGCAGTCAACACCGTCAACAAAGTCACCGGCAAGTCCGTCGTTGACATCGCCACGGGCGTCATCTATACCGCTACCGGCTCTTCCGCCACTAGCGCTTGGAAAGGCTCCAACGCGACTACGGTCACCCCGTCCTAATAGGAGCCCGTCATGGGTATGCAAACTGATGTCAAGGCGAAGTCCTTGGCCGCATCAGGTGCGGTGACCACGTTCCGTGCGCGAGTGCGCGGGTTGGTGATCGAACCCAGCGGCTCCGCAGGCAGCGTCGAACTGAAGAATGGTGGCTCCGGCGGCACTTCGGTCATGACGATCAACACGACGGCCAACGGTGAGACGTTCAACATGCTCATTCCGGCCGACGGCGTGCTGTTCGAAACTGACGTGTACGCGGTGCTCACCAACACCAAGCTGACGGTGTTCTATGCCTAAGAGCCCAGCGTGGACCCGCAAAGAAGGCAAGAACCCCAAAGGTGGTCTGAACGCCAAGGGGCGCGCCTCTGCGAAGGCCCAAGGGATGAACCTAAAACCGCCGCAGCCGGAAGGCGGAAAACGGCGCGACTCTTTCTGTGCCCGGATGAGTGGGATGAAGAAGAAACTCACCTCGGCCAAGACCGCGAACGACCCAAATTCCCGGATTAACAAATCCCTGCGGGCATGGAACTGCTAAGAGGCCACGATGGAGATGATGGTTTGGAACGTGATTCTCACGGCCATAGTGGCGCTGTTGGGATTCGTCGTGAAAGAAAAGTTTGCCGAGCTTCAGCGCATCAGCATTCTGCTCAACCGCACGAGGGAAGAAGTGGCGCGTGACCACATCACACGTACCGAGTTCCGTGCGGACATGGCGCAGTTGATGGAGCGCTTTGATCGGATCGAGCGCAAGATCGACGCGATGAGGGGACAGCATGCCAAGCAAGACTAAAGCGCAGCACAACTTGATGGCGATGGTCGCTAACGACCCCGCCGCTGCCAAGCGTGTTGGCGTGCCGCAGTCTGTGGGTAAGGAGTTTGTCAAAGCTGACAAAGGTCTGAAGTTTGGCAAGGGGGCTCAGTCCCGTGCGGATCTTCAGAAAATCAACCGCCCTGACACCCGTCACGGCAAGTCTGAACTTTTTGCAAAAGGTGGCGATATGAAAGAGTCCAAAGCAATGATGAAGAAGGAAGTCGGCTTCATGAAGAAGGCCGGTGCTCCCAAGTCCATGATCAAGCATGAGATGAAGGAAGCGAAGATGGCCAACGGTGGCATCACCAAGGCCAAGATGGGCGCTGTGAAGACCGCTGCCCCCAGCCGCGACGGCATCGCTTCCAAAGGCAAGACCAAAGGCACCATGGTCAAGATGGGTGCTGCCAAACCGCTGGGTATGAAAAAAGGCGGCTACTGCTGATAGGAGTCCACCATGGACCAGAAGATGATGGATCGTATCCGCGAGCTGGAGAAGCGTCGCGCAGCCGGTGAGCGTGTTCCTGAACTGGACGCGCTCTACGAGCAAGTGGATCGTCGCGAGCAGCGCGGGTATGAATCCGTCAAGCCGCCGGTGCGCCCTGCGTCCGCTGCCAAACCGATGGCCAAGGGTGGCTACGTCAAGGCCGCTGATGGCTGCGCTAAGCGTGGCAAGACCAAAGGTCGGATGGTGTAACCATGATGGCCAGCCGTGGCATGGGGGCCATTAATCCCAGCAAGATGCCCGAGAAGAAGGTCATTCGCCGCAAGGATGACCCGAACAACGTGGACATGTATGCCGACGGTGGCAAGGTGAACGCGGCTGGCAACTACACCAAGCCGGGTCTGCGCAAGCGGATTGTGGCGCAGGTGAAGGCGGCTGCCACCCATGGGACGAAGGCTGGTCAGTGGTCTGCGCGTAAGGCGCAGCTCGTTGCCAAGAAGTACAAGGCAGCGGGCGGGGGGTATCGGGATTGAAAGCGCCGCAGCAATCGCTCAAGGCTTGGGGGGACCAGAAGTGGCGGACCAAGTCCGGCAAGCCGTCTTCAAAGACGGGTGAGCGATACCTGCCCGAGGCCGCCATCAAGGCGCTGTCTCCTGCGGAGTACGCGGCGACGACCAAGGCTAAGCGTGCTGGCAAGAAGGCTGGCAAGCAGTTTGTGAAGCAGCCGCCCAAGGTGGCCGCCAAGACAGCGAGGTACCGGTGATGGAGCCGTCTGAACTCAGGTTGTTCAAGGCGCAGGCGCAGGCTGAGCTGAATCGGCTTGAAGCGCAGGCGACTGCCAAGGATGTCGCGGGCAAAGCCATCGGCAAACATGGTCTTGCCTATATCACAGCGATCGTTTTGGTCGGTGTTATAGCCAGCCTATTCTTGGAGGAGTCCAAGATCGCGGCCGTGATCGGTCTGGTGTCTGCGGCTTTGACGGCGCTGATCGCCATGATCAACGGGATCGCGGGTGCGTCCCCGAAGCAGGAGAAGCCTGAGTTCGAGATCATGAAGCAGCTCATCGACAAGCTGGATAAACTCGACCGGCAGGAAATGCCCATGCGGGTCGACGTAGAAGGTGAGAAGGTCACCGTGCGCAAGGGCGACGATGTGATCACCGCCAAGAAGGAATAACATGGCCACTACCTCCGGAGTCTCCGCGTTTAACCTCGACCTCACTGAGCTGGTCGAAGAGGCGTTTGAGCGCGCCGGTTCGGAGTTGCGCAGTGGCTATGACTTGCGCACGGCTCGTCGCAGTCTGAACATCATGTTCGCTGACTGGGCCAACCGTGGCATCAACATGTGGACGATCGAGCAGGGCGTCATTGACTTCGTGCAGGGGCAGAATACCTACGCGCTGCCTAACGATACGGTTGACCTACTTGAGCACATGATTCGCACGGGTGGCAACGTTGCCGCCACGCAGGCGGACCTGACCATCACCCGGATCAGTGTTTCTACCTACGCCACGATCCCCAACAAGCTGACGCAGGCCCGACCCATTCAGGTCTGGATCCAGCGTTACAACGGCCAGAACTCCCCGGTTGCCGCCACGCTGGTGGGCACCATTAACGCCTCGGTCACCACGATCACGCTGAGCAACACTGATGGCCTCCCTGCCGCTGGCTTCGTCAAGATCGACAACGAGATCATCAACTACGGGTATATCGAAGGCAACGTCCTGTACAACTGCTTCCGTGCGCAGCAGAACACGACGGCGGCCTCTCACACCAACGGCGCGACGGTCTACTGGGCGCAGGTCCCGGCCGTCACGGTCTGGCCCACTCCCGATGGCTCGCAGACCTATCAGTTCGTCTACTGGCGCTTGCGCCGTACGCAGGACGCTGGTGGCGGTGTTAACGTCATGGACGTGCCCTTCCGGTTCATTCCCTGCATGGCTGCAGGGCTGGCCTACTACGTCGCGAGCAAGGTGCCGGGCGGCATGGAGCGCCTACCCATCCTGAAGGCTCAGTACGACGAGGCTTGGGAGCTGGCGGCGTATGAAGACCACGAGAAGGCCGCGCTGAGGCTGGTGCCCCGGCAGATGTATATCGGGAGAGGCTGATGCCCAATCGCTTTGCCTCTGGTAAGTGGGCGATTGCGCAGTGCGACCGTTGCGACCAGCGGTTTAAGCTAAAAGTCCTCAAACGAGAGATCATCAAGGGTAAGAACTACGACCTGTTGGTCTGCCCGGAGTGCTGGGATCCAGATCAGCCGCAGTTGCATCTGGGTGAGACGCCGGTTGAAGACCCGCAGGCCCTGCGTAATCCGCGTCCGGACCGCAGCTACAAGATCTCGGGGCTGTCCGGCCTGCAGGTGCAGGAGACGACGAGCCCCAACCCGCTTGCCCAAGGTACGTTGGAGATGGGTAGCAGGATCATCCAGTGGGGGTGGAACCCAGTTGGCGGTGCGAGTCTGAATGATTACGGGCTCACACCTAATAACTTGGTGATCACAGTGGAACTTGGTACAGTAACGGTAGCTACGACGTAAGGAGTCGAACATGGACGCAAAGAAAGTCGCCGCCACTGCGGTGCACAAGCACGAGAAGGCTATGCACCCGGGCAAGCCCATGACCAAAATGAAAGCAGGCGGCAAGACCAACGCCGACATGCTCAAGTACGGTCGCAACATGGCCAAGGTGATGAACCAGCGCAGCCCCGGCCGCAAGGGAGCCTGATATGCACAGCCAAGACGAGTTCAAGTACTTCCCGGCGGATACCAAAGATCCGATCGGCAAGTACGTCCAACCCAAGGTTTACGCGTCTGTCACGGTGGGCGAGGAGCCTGCCAAAGAGACCATGCGCAAGGCCAACGTGAGCGTGGCTAACGTTCGCAGTCAAGATTACGCCCCGACCAAGACCAGTGGTACGCAAATGCGTGGCGCAGGCGCGGCTACGAAGGGCAAGATGTCTCGCGGTCCGCTGGCCTGATATGAACTACACCGAGTTGAGCAACGCCATTCAGGCGTATACGCAGAACTACGAACAGGACTTCGTAGACAACATCCCTGTCTTCGTTCGGCAGGCTGAGCAGCGTATCTACAACTCGGTGCAGTTCCCGTCGCTTCGTAAGAACGTGACGGGCATCACCACGGCCGCCAATAAGTACTTGTCTGCCCCCACTGACTTTCTCGCGGTTTATTCGCTGGCGGTTGTGGACGGCACGGGCAACTACGAGTACCTGCTCAACAAGGACGTGAACTTCATCCGGCAGGCATACCCCAGCCCGTCGGATCAGGCACTGCCCAAGTACTACGCCCTGTTTGGCCCCACGACCACGGGTAGCCCAAACCCTGTGTTGACCGACGAGCTGTCGTTCATCCTCGGCCCGACGCCTGACGCGCAGTACACGGTTGAGCTTCACTACTTCTTCTACCCCGAGTCGATTACTGTGGCCGCTGACGGTCAGACTTGGCTGGGTGACAACTTCGACTCCGTGCTGCTCTATGGCTCGCTGGTCGAGGCGTACACGTTCATGAAGGGTGAGACCGACATGCTTACGCTGTACAACACCAAGTACAACGAAGCGCTGGGTCTGGCCAAACGTCTGGGTGATGGGCTCGAGCGTAGCGACGCTTACCGTAACGGGCAGTTCCGTGCGCCGCCCTTGCCACAGACTAACGGAGTGGCCTGATGGCGTTTACTGGCAACTACTCCTGCAACACGCTTCGCTCGGGGCTTGCCAACGGGACGATCAACTTCGCTTCAGATACGTTCTATCTGGCGTTGTACACCAATGCGGCCACGCTTAATGATCTGACCACGGCATACACGACCACGGGCGAGGCTACCGGTGGCAACTATGTCGCGGGTGGGCAGATCGTCACTGCCACTATCACTTCGCAGGCAGATAACGCGGGCGGTAGCACGACCTTCATCAATTTTTCCTCTCCGGCTTGGACTGGTGTGATCACGGCGCGCGGCGCGTTGATCTACACGCCGGGGGACAACGGGGCAGTGTGCGTGCTGGACTTCGGCGCGGACAAAACTTCGGCCACTTCCTTCACTGTGCAGATGCCCGCTAACACAAGCACTTCTGCGCTCATCCGGCTTGTTTAAGGAGCGAACATGTTCAACGAAAAAGTTAAAGCTGGCGGCGTCTTCACCGTGCAGTGTTTCGACAAAGAAGGTAACCTGAAGTGGTCTGAAGAGAACCACAACCTCGTAGTGAACGAGGGTCTTCAGGACATGAACAACAAGTACTTCACCGGTAGTGGGTACACGGCCGCTTGGTACATCGGCCTGTATGGCGCGGCTTCTTCCAACAACCCCGCCGCTGGCGACACGATGGCGTCTCATGCGGGCTGGACTGAAGTGACGGCGTATAGCCAAGCCACTCGCCCGGCCGCTACGTTTGCCGCTGCGTCTCTGGCTGACCCCTCCGTCATCACGAACACTGCTTCTCCGGCCACGTTCAGCATCAACGGTACGACTGTTGTGGGCGGCGCGTTCCTCACCAGCAACAACACCAAGGGCGGCACGACCGGTATCTTGTTCTCCGCCTCGGACTTTCAGTCCCCCGGCGACCGTTCGGTGGTCAGTGGCGACACGTTGACTGTGACCTACACCTTCAGCCTTGACGCTGCTTAAGGAGACGCTGTGGCTACTCAGTTCCAAAAGGGCGACGTTGTAAAGCTTGCGGTACCCGCGCCTCAAGGCCCGGTGCTGGCTCTGCGCATGACTGAGGATGGTGTAGTCCAGTACCTCGTGTCTTGGGTGGACGCCAACGGTATCGAGCAACAACGCTGGTTTGACGAAGACAAACTGACGGGGGCCTGATATGGCCTTCGTACTTGCGGACCGGGTCCGCGAGACCACGACAACGACGGGCACCGGATCGGTGACGTTGGCTGGGGCTGTCACGGGCTTCCAGACTTTCGCGGCCATCGGTAACGCCAACACCACCTACTACACCATCGCTGGACAAGGTACCAACGAGTGGGAGGTAGGGATCGGTACGTACACGGCCTCGGGCACCACGTTGTCTCGGGATACTGTACTGGCGTCGAGCAACTCGGGTTCGCTCGTCAACTTCTCCGCTGGCACCAAGGATGTGTTCTGCGACTACCCCGCAGGGCGAGCCGTGCAGGGCGGTATGGGCTACATCGAGAACGCGGCGACTGTCAGCGTGTCCTCGACCATCAACTCCGGCAACAACGCCATCAGCGGAGGCCCCGTGACAATCAATAGCGGTGTCACGGTCACCGTGCCTTCGGGCTCGACTTGGACGGTCGTCTGATGTTTGGCTTCTACGCGTTCTCCACCACCGCCATCTCTGCGCTGGCGGGGAACGTGTTCACGGCTGCGGTTATCGAGAGCGCGACTGGGGCTGACCAGATTGCAGCGAAAGCAACGTTTCCCACGGCGGTTGCCGAGTCAGCCACAGGGTCAGACACCGCCGCTGCGCGTATCACTTTCGGTTCGTCTGTTTCTGAGACGGCCACAGGGTCTGACGCGGTTGCATCTGCTGCCACTTTTGGCGGGGTGATTAACGAGTCTGCGACCGGCACTGATACCGCGTCTGCCGTAGCAACGTTCTTGGGGCTGGTCAATGAGACGGCCACGGGGTCAGATGCCACCGCGTCCACGCCCACCTACGCCACCAATATCTCCGAGACTGCCACCGGGGCTGACTCTGTGGTTGCAGGTGCTGCGCTCACCTCTTCCATATCTGAAACCGCGCAAGGTGTTGATTTCACGTTCACTCAGCATGCGCTGTTTGGCGTCGTGGACGAAGGTGCGTCAGGTGTTGATACTGTGGCGGCTAACGCTACATTCCCGACGAGCGTTGCCGAAAGTGCGACTGGGTCTGACGCGATTAGCAGTGTCCCGACGTACTCCACTCAGATAAGTGAGAGCGCGACTGGGGTTGACGCGGTGTCTTCGTCGCCGGTGTATTCGTCTCAGGTTGCCGAGACGGCGTCTGGTGTTGATGCCACTGCGTCCAGCTTCACGTTCTTCGGAAACATCCAAGAGACGGCCACCGCGCAAGACACCGTGGCCGCGCAATCGGCGGTGAACGCAGCAGTTGTTGAGCAGGCTACTGGGGCGGGCGTTACAGCCGCAAAAGCTACGTTCCCCGTTTCCGTGTCTGAGGCGGCTACCGCGCAAGATATTGTGGCAGCGGCTGCTGTTTTTAGGGCGATCATTCTCGAGAACTCCAACATCTCGGACACGCTGTTGGCGCGACTGCTTTGGGAGTTGATCGTCGACGCGCAGACTGCAGACTGGGTGAACGTGAATGACGCGAACACTCCGGGCTGGCAAAATATTGATGCGGCTGCGCCGAGTAGCTGGACCGTTGTTCAGGCCACTGCAAACCCCGGCTGGGGTAACGTAGACGACTCGGAAGACCCGGGCTGGCAAAACGTCAACACCAAGCAGCCGTAAGGAAAGAACATGCCACTTGTCTTTAACGGCTCTGGAACTATTGGAGGGCTCTCCGTCGGAGGGCTACCTGACGCTACGGTCACTGCGGCTGATTTGGCGTCGGGCGCAGCACGCACCAATTTTGGCGCGGGCGCGCTGTTGCAGGTTGTGCAAACTGCCACTACGTCTACAGCCTCCACTACGAGTGGCTCTTACGTTGATTTGACGGGCCTGTCTGTCTCCATAACACCGTCCAGTACCAGCAACAAAATTTTGGTTGCGTACGCCATAAACTGTTCTAACGATACCGACACAGGTATTTTTGTCGAAATTCAACGGGGGTCTACCAGCATCGCAACAAACTGGGCTTACTACGGCCAACCGGCTAACTTTACGTTTTCGGGTTACCCAATCACTTGTGTGTATCTTGATTCCCCGTCAACGACTTCTTCCACGACGTACAAGCTACGTTGGCGCGCTGACGTAGGAGGTCAGGCCGTATATCTCAACCGCAGCGAAAACGGAGCGCAGACTGGCTTTATGTCTAGCATCACTGTCATGGAGATCGCAGGGTGACAACTAAATCTGCAGCCCTTGTCTCTCTTCGCCCCGGTGCTCAGTGGTCGCTGGTGGGTGACAGCCTCGCATGGCTCGACACCGAACAGACTCGTCCGACTGACGCTGAGATTGACGCGGAAGTTGCTCGTCTTAAGGCTGAATACGCAGCCAAGGAGTACCAACGCCAGCGCGCAGCCGAGTACCCATCTATCGTTGATCAGTTTGATCTGCTGTACCACGGCGGCTACGATGCTTGGCGCGAAGCGATTCAGGCTGTGAAGGATAAGTATCCGAAGGAGCAGCCGTGAGTTCCGTAAAAGTACAGGGCAACGTAAGCGGCACCGGCATCTTCACGGTCGCCGCACCCAACAGCAACAGCGACCGGACACTGACGCTCCCAAATGCCTCCGGTACGTTGGACGCCATTCCATCCGGAACGGCGATGATGTTCGTGCAGACCTCCGCGCCGACAGGTTGGACTAAGAGCACTACGCACAACGACAAGGCGCTTCGAGTTGTATCTGGGAGCGCAAGTTCCGGCGGCTCTGTTGCATTCACAACCGCGTTTACATCGCAGGGTGTCAGCGGTACTGTTGGAGCAACCACGCTTTCCACCAGCCAAATTCCCGGCCACACGCACATCGTCACGACGCTCGGTTTTGCGGGAGACCTCGGGTTTCAACCCGCCCAAGGCGGAGGCGACGGTAGCTGGTACGGTTTTTCAGATACCCCCGAGGGTACGCATAACGAGGGTGGCCCCGGCGGTGCAACATCTGCGGCGTACGCTCGGTCTACTGGTGGTGGCGGCTCTCACAACCATTCGTTCTCTGGAACGGCGATTAATTTGGCCGTGCAATACGTCGATGTAATTATTGCAACAAAAGACTGATGTTTAACCTCGAGCATTTCATCCGCGTAGAACACAACGTCTTGCCCGACGCTGTGTGCCGCGCTCTGCTTGAGGAGTACGCGGGTTCTTCTGAGTGGGTCCCGGCAAAGACAATAGCGGGGGTAAACCCCAACATCCGTAATTGCGACACCATCAAGATGTCAACGGTTGAATCGCTGGCGGTTAACCGCCCGACGCGTGTAGAGCTGGACAATAAAATACTGGGGTCGTTGTATCTGGCAGCAAAAAGTTACTTCGAACAGTTCCCCCGCGCTACCTGTAAACAAGACTCTGGGTACGAGCTACTACGATATCGTGAAGGTGGGTTTTTTAAGGAGCACGTGGACTACAACGCTGCGGTTACCCAGCGACAGGTCTCGTTCAGTTTTGCGTTGAATGACGACTACGAGGGAGGAGAATTCAAATTTGCGGGTAGCGATAGACTGTATCGGATACCCAAAGGCGCGTGTCTTGCCTTCCCCTCGAACTTCGTGTTCCCGCACCAGATTCTCCCCGTAACATCTGGTACCCGCTACTCTGTCGTTACTTGGATGTACTAATGCAGATCGAACCCAAAGCCAACTGCCCGCTGAACAAGTTTGAACCTTGTAAGCAGCTTGAGTGCGCTTGGTTCACGAAGATCGTCGGACACAACCCGAACACCGGCGCACAAGTCGATGAGTGGGGCTGCGCGGTCGTGTGGCTACCCATCCTCCTCATCGAGAACAGCCAGCAGCAGCGTCAAACGGGGGCGGCGGTTGAGTCATTTCGTAATGCTATGGTGGCGGACAATGCTCGCCTGCTGTCTGGCGCACACGCGCACAAAGCGCTTGCTGGGGGAGAACAATGAAACTATCGATTATTGTTCCAGACGCTGCTGTTTATAAGGACGGCGTTGGCACGTTTCCCCTCACTTGGCAAGGAACACCCGATGATGTTCACGCGTTGCAGTGGTATGACGTAGTCGGAAACATCGAGTACGTTGGCGAGCGCCTGAACGAGGAGATTACTGAGCTGCCGGTGTGGGCGCAGAACGCGCTTGCCGCTTGGGAAGAAGCCAACGCCCCCAAGCCTCCCCCTGTGCCTACTGCAGCGGCAAACGGGGCCAAGGCTGCTTCTTTGCTCAGGGCAACCGATTGGGTTAACGAGCCTGATGTGTACGATCCTCTTGTGAACCCGCACTTAATGAACCGCGAAGAGTTTTTGGTTTATAGGAGCCAGATTCGGGACATTGCGATTGACCCCCCTGCGGGTGATCTTGTTTGGCCCCCGATGCCCACGCCTGTTTGGAGCGCCGCATGAGCCTCGTAAAAGTAAACAGCATTCAGGACGCGTCTGGCGGTAGTAACGCTATTTTGTACGGGGCCGCTTCACCTGTCGGGTCGATGGGGTTCAGAAATCGGCTGATCAACGGCGGAATGGTTTTTGACCAGCGAAAGGTCGGGGCCAGTATTGCTTTCCCCGCAGGTGATGGAAATTATTGTCTGGACCGGTGGCGTTTACAGCGGCAAGGGGCCGCTACGGGCACGATTCAACGTGTCACCACAGCGCCTACGGGGTTCACTCACTCTCTAAAAGTGACGGTGTCTAGCGGTGCTTCGCCTAGCGCGACTGATTTTTTCACCGTCGGGCAAATCATTGAAGGGCTTAACTGCGCGGACTTGGCGTGGGGCACTGCGTCTGCGGTAGCCGTCACGATCGGCTTTTGGATCAATTCCAGTATCACGGGTACGTATGCCGCCAGTGTCTACAACTGGGGTGGTGGTAGCGACGCGTACCCGGCGACATTCACGGTTAATGCCGCCAACACGTGGGAGTTCAAGACCGTCAACATCCCGGGAGCCACTGCGGGCACGTGGGCGGTTAACAACACCGGCAGTATCTACTTTCGGATTGATCTTGGTTCTGGCTCCAATTTCAACGGTACGGCGAATGCGTGGAATTCGTCTGGTGGGTTCCGCACCAGTAGTTCAGCCAACTTGATGGCTAACACTGGGGCGACTTTATATTTGACCGGGGTACAGTTTGAAGCGGGTACTTTTACTACTGCCCCCGCTTTCGAACGACGAGACATTGGACGTGAGTTGATTTTGTGCCAGCGCTACTTTGAAAAGACCTACAGCCAAGCGTTTGCTCCCGGCGATACTTCAGGCTACGCGGGCGGCGCGTACCAAGGCGCGTTGTTCACCCTAAAGGGGAACACGGCTGGGGTGAATGAAGCAGGGGTTACTTGGCAGTACAAAGTGGTTAAACGCGCGGTACCAATCATAACTTTTTACGCCCCTAATAATGGGGCAGCCGGAAATTTTACAGCGGGTTCAACTGCCAATGCTGCGGGTATCAACGGCCCTATCATCGGTGACAGCAACTCGCTGGCGTATGGAACGGCAGCGGCTGGCGGTAATGACTGCTATTTCCACATGACCGCAGAGTCGGAGCTTTGAGCATGTACAAACTTGTCCCTAATCGTTTTGGCGGGGAGCCGGTTATGGTTCAACGTCTTTCTGATACTGCGTATATTCCGTTTGACCTCGCCAACACCGACTACCAGAAGTATCTAGCGTGGCTAGCCGAAGGCAACACGCCGCTGCCACCTGATGAACCAAACCAAGGAGCCTCGCAATGAGCACCTACTCGCCTAGCCTCCGCATCCAACTGATCGCCACGGGTGATCAGGCTGGTACGTGGGGCAACACCACCAACACGAACCTCGGTACGTTGATCGAGGCGGGCGTCGCGGGCTACGTGTCCGTGTCCGTCACCTCGGCCAACCAAGCGTTCACGGCGCTGGATGGCGCTGCTGACCAAGCGCGCAACATGACGATCGCGCTGACGACCACTACGGGCGCGGCGTTCAACGTCTACGCGCCGCCGGTGGAAAAGACCTACGTCATCTACAACGCAAGTCTTTATGACGCCACAATCTACAACTCTACAATCATCGGCAACACTACGGCCGCTGGGGTGGGGGTGACGATTCCAGCGGGTAAGGTGATGACGGTGTGGACCGAGGGCACCAATTTCGCTGTCCAGAACAGCCATATCATCGGCACGGTGGTGGGCAACGTCACCGGCAACGTTACGGGGCAGCTCGACGGTTCTATTTCTTCTGCCACGACTGCGACCACGCAATCTCCGGGCACGAACACCACGCAGGTTGCTACTACGGCGTTTGTTGGCGCGGCTGTCACCGCCGCTACTGGCTCACTGGGCACGATGTCCACGCAGAACGCCAACAACGTGAACATCACGGGTGGCACCATCACCGGCTCTTACGGACTGACCGCTGCAAACGCTACGAACGCGACGACTGCGACCAACCAGTCTGGGGGTACGGTTTCCGCCACCACCGGCAACTTCTCCAACGTCGTAAACATCAACACCGGGAGCGCCACGGGGGGCGCTGCGTTAGTTATCCAAAATGGTGGTGATTTACAAATCAACAGCGCCGGTAACGCTTCGTCATGTATTTTGTACAGCGATGCTGATAACCGACTTTACGTTGGTACCAGCGCGTCTGGCATTATTTACGCCAGTGGACTAATCGGGCAGTTCTCGGGTACCACTGGCAATATTGGCGCGACCTTCTTTGACGCTTCGCAGCCCAATTACGGTAACGTCGGTGATACCGTGTCTGGTAGCAACTTCGGCCAGCCCGGCTCGTGGCTAATTTTGAACAAGGACACGGTCAACGCATACTTGTACTTTTTGGTGAGGACCTCGTGATGCACAACTTTGTAGAAATTAAGTCGCCCCAGTGGGCCAATGTCGAGCAGACGATGCTTGATCTTCAAGTGCGCGTCGAAGGTTCGGATGTGTTCGTTCCGTACTGCGCCATGATGTGCGAAGAAGCCGTGCCCAAGGCTCTATTCGAGCAGGCGGTGGCTGGCGGGTTTGGCGCGATTGCCCCGGTATCTAGTGCTCGATACGCAGATAAGGCCCGAGGCCAGCGTGATCTGCTGCTCAAGAATTCTGACTGGACGCAGCTTCCCGACGTGCCACAAGCAACCAAAGACGCGTGGGCGGTTTACCGCCAAGCGCTGCGAGATGTGCCTGCGCAGTCTGGCTTCCCTTTCAACATCGTCTGGCCGACGGCACCTCGTGCGTAAGGAGTCCCCATGGAATGGCTCAAGCAAATCGCCCCGACTGTTGCAACTGCGTTGGGCGGCCCTCTTGCGGGCATGGCGGTCTCTGCCATTTCCAAAGCTATCGGCGTGGACGAAAAAGAAGTCGGGGATCTGATCAACAACAATAAGCTGACAGCCGACCAAATCGCGCAAATCAAAGTCGCTGAGATTGAGCTGCAAAAACAGGCGCAAGAGCTCGGGCTGAACTTTGAGAAGCTGGCGGTGGACGACCGCAAAAGCGCCCGGGATATGCAGATGGCGACCCGTTCTTGGGTTCCGCCTCTGCTCGCGGCGTCGGTGACCGTGGGCTTCTTCGCCATCCTTGGCGGCATGATGTTTGGCAAGATGAGCGTGGCCGACAACACGGCGCTCACCATGATGCTCGGCTCCCTCGGCACCGCGTGGACCGGCATCATTGCCTACTACTTTGGTTCGTCTGCTGGGTCGCAAGCTAAAACTGAGATGCTGTCCAAGGGTGCCAAATGAAAGAGAACTTCCTCGACGCTCTAGCTGCCGTACTTCACCATGAGGGCGGGTTCGTCAACCACCCGAAAGACCCCGGGGGGATGACCAATCTAGGGGTCACCAAACGGGTCTGGGAAGAGTGGGTTGGCCACGAGGTCGATGAGAAAACCATGCGAGGGTTAACCCCCGAACTGGTCGCCCCGATGTACAAGACCAAGTACTGGGACCGCATCCGGGGTGACGATCTGCCTGATGGTGTCGACTATGCCGTGTTCGACGCCGCCATCAACTCTGGCCCCGGGCGTGCGGCCAAGTGGTTGCAACAGGTAGTCGGAGCAGTGCCGGATGGGGCTATCGGCGCGGGCACCTTGGGCAAGGTAACAGCTATGCCTGCGAAAGAGATTGTGGAAAAATACCAGCAAACCCGTCTGGATTTTCTTGAGTCGCTTCCCACTTGGGACACCTTCGGCAAAGGCTGGGGTCGACGGGTCCAAGAAGTCCAAGTCGCCGCCCTTGAGATGGTGACCGCATAAGGAGGCACCGTGCCTTTACAAAAGCTCCAGCTACGCCCCGGCATTAACCGCGAATCCACCTCTCTCGCCAACGAAGGCACTTGGTTCGAGATGGACAAGGTGCGCTTTCGCTCGGGCTATCCGGAGAAGGTTGGCGGGTGGACGCTCGACACTGGCACGCAGGCTTCCGGCCTCATGCCCCCGACCGGTTCGTTCTGGGGGGTGTGCCGCGCCCTTTTTAACTGGGTGACGATCGCGGGCTTCAACCTCATGGGGTTGGGGACAAACCTGAAGTACTACATTCAGCAGACTGCTGGCGGTAACTTTTACGATGTCACGCCGTTGCGTGATGTCAACGTCGTCGCGGCCAACGCCTTCACGACAACCAATGGCTCTACCACGGTCGTCGTGAACGACGCGGGTTATGGTGCGCAAGACGGCGACTTCGTCACGATTTCCGGTGTCGTCGGCGCAGTCAACGGTATCCCTGCCGCTGCGCTGAACCAAGAGTTCCGCATCACCTACATTGACACAAACACCTACAGCATCACGGTCTCGTCACCCGCTACATCTACTGGTACCACCGGTGCCGCAACATTCTCATATCAGATTGAGACTGGCGGTGAGGTGTACACGGTTGGTGTGGGGTGGGGCGCGGGTGGCTGGGGTGGCGTGACGACAGGCTTCCCGTCCACTGGTTGGGGCTCTGCGTCCGCTGGTGGTGTGGGTGTCGGCGTTCAGCTTCGCCTGTGGAGCCAAGACAACTTCGGCGATTATTTGGTGATGAACCCCCGGGGCGGGGCCATTTATTTGTGGGTGCCGTCCGCTACACCGACGGTGTACAACCGCGCGCAGGTACTGTCACCCACCAACGTCAACACACAGGACGGCATCGCGTACTGGACGACCGATGCGGATTGCCCCACGGTGGCTAACATGGTCGCCACGTCGGATACCTCGCGCTTTGTGATTGCGTTTGGCTGCAACGAACCCGGCTCGACTGTGTTGGATCCGCTGCTGATCCGCTGGTCCGATCAAGAGGACTACAAGGTCTGGGCTCCGGCGGCTACCAATCAAGCAGGTAGCTATCGCCTGAACATCGGCTCGTCCATCGTGGCGGAGTTGCAGTCTCGTCAGGAGATCTTGGTCTGGACCGACGCAGCGCTGTACTCCATGCAGTACCTCGGCCCTCCGTATGTGTGGGGCTTCCAGATTCTGGCGGACAACATCTCCATCATCAGCCCGAACGCTCGGGCCACGGCGGCCAACGTCACGTACTGGATGGGCTTTGACAAGTTTTACATGTACTCCGGTCGTGTTGAGACCTTGTACTGCCCCCTGCGCCAGTACATCTTCGGCAACATCAACCTAGAACAGCAATACCAGTTTTTCGCTAGCACCAACGAGGGATTCAACGAAGTCTGGTGGTTCTACTGTTCTGCGGGATCAACGGTGATTGACCGTTACGTCATCTACAACCATCTGGAGAAGATCTGGTCGTACGGCAATTTGTCGCGTACCGCGTGGGTGGATAGCCCCCTGCGTGAAAGCCCGAGCGCTGCGGGCTACAACGGTCAACTGATCTACCACGAGGATGGCGTAGACGACGGTACGACCAACCCTCCTAGCCCCATCAGCGCGTACATTCAATCAGCCGATTTCAACCTTGGAGACGGGCATAACTACGGATTTGCGTGGCGCATGATCCCGGACATCACGTTTGACGGGTCTACCGTCAACAACCCGCAGGTCACGTTCACGTTGCGCCCCCGCCAGAACCCCGGTTCCAACTATGGGGTTGGGGATACCCCAGCGGTGATCAGCGCGCAGAACTACCAAGCCCAGCGCAACTACACCGTGCAGGAGTTCACCCAAATCGTGTACACCCGCATCCGTGGTCGGCAGATGGCGTTTAAGGTCAGCTCGGACGGACTGGGCGTGCAGTGGCAGCTTGGTGTTCCGTCTATCGATGTCCGCCCCGACGGCCGCAGGTAATCCATGGCTCGCTTAATTAATGCGGTCCCGCCTCGGCTGCTGAACGCTCCGACGGCGTACGAGACCCGGTACCACGACCAGAACAACGACGTTCTGCGGCTGTACTTCAACCAGCTCGCGGGCAATTTGGGTGCGTTGCTGGGTGACAGAGGTGGCAAGTGGTTGGACATTCCGTATGGGGCGTTCCAAGATGACACGGATCAGACTGATGGCTCGACCGCTGTGGCGTACTACATGCGGTTCAACACCACGGACTTCAGTAACGGCGTTACCGTAGTGAGCCATTCGGCGGTGGTTACCGGCAGTATCGCGCTGACCACGCTCACGGTGTCCGCTGTGACTTCTGGGTCGATATATCCGTCGATGCAATTCACGGGAACTGGGGTGACGGCGGGCACCCGGATCGTGGCGCAGCTTACGGGCACCCCGGGTGGAATCGGCACGTACACGGTCAACATCTCCCAAACAGTGGCGTCCACCACGCTCACTGGCTCGTTGCCGTCCAAGCTTACTGTTGCGCAGCCCGGTATTTACAACCTTCAGTTTAGCGCGCAGTTCATTAATACAACCAATGACGTGCAAGAAATCAGTATTTGGTTCCGGGTCAACGGTGTGGATGTCCCGGGGTCAAACAGCGAGTTTGGCATCGCCCAGCGCAAAAGTACCGGAACTCCGAGCCGTTTAATTGCGACGTTGAATTATTTCGTCTCTCTTGAAGCTGACGACTACGTGGAGATCATGTGGCGCGTCAGTGATTCGGGGGTTTCCTTGGAGCACTTCCCAGCGGTGGTCGCCAGCGGTTCTACACCCGCTATTCCGGCCACACCCTCAATCATTGCGACACTTTCGTTTGTGTCTAACCTACCCCCATGATAGACTTAATCAACCCCCTTTCCGCGAGGCGCTCATGAGCCTGCAACTTGCCGCACAACACCTTGCCGCCAAGGGCCGAGGCCCGGATACCACGCTCGTTCACATGTCCCCCGGCGAGGTCGCAAGCCTGCAATCGCTGGCGCGCGCAAACGGCGGTACGCTGACTGTCAACCCCGACACTGGCCTACCTGAAGCTGGGTTTCTCTCCGCAATTCTTCCGATCGTTGCTGGCGCAGCACTTGGCCCTGCGGGGCTTGGTCTGACCGCGATGCAGGCAGGTCTTGCTGCGGGCGCTGTCGGAACGCTCGCCACCGGCAGCCTACGCAAGGGTCTGATGGCCGGTCTTGGCGCTTATGGTGGCGCGGGCTTGATGGGCTCCGTCACGGGCGCGGGCAACGCGGCCGCCTCGGGCATGGCCTCCGCTGAAGCTGCGGCCGCTGGTGAAGCCGCTGCTCGTCAAGCGCTGGTTCCGTCTGGTATCCCTGCGGCACCCGTCGCTCCCGTCGCCACTCCGGCCGCCGCTGTTCCGGCAGAGTACGCCGGGTTCGGCCCGACTGCTACTCAATACGGTGCGTTTGGCGAGGCTCCGCTCGGCGTGGCCCCCGCACCCGTTGCACCGGTGGCCACCGCCACCCCTGCCCCTTCGCTCGAAACCGCTGTGGTCCGCGCACCCGGTACGGCTCCCACCTACGAACAAATGCGTGCTGCTGGTTTCTCTGACGCGGACATTGCTCAGAACGCCCGGGAACATGCAGCGAACCTCAAGGGCACCGCGCAGGATCCGTTCTCCCAAGCTACGCGTGACGCGATGGCCAGCCCCGCCAAGACTGGTCTGTCTGCAGTGATGAAGGATCCGAAGCAGCTCTTCACCAAAGCGAACATGCAGTATGGGTTGGCTGCGCTTGCCCCGCTCATGTTGCAAGAGCAGAAGAACGAAGCCCCTGCTGGTAGCGGCCCCAACCCGTATCAGTACGCGTACAACCCGGGCCGCGTTGCAAACCCGCAGCGTACCGGCGGTGTTGGCGAATATGAGTACTTCCGCCCGTCTTACACGCGTCTGGCGGCTGGTGGTCCGGTTGAGGCCATGTCTGACCGCAACATGCAAGAAACCTTTGTCACCAACGGCGGCCGGTTCTTTGCTGAGGGTGGAGCCACTGACGTGCCGAAGTACGTTTATGACCCGGTCACCCAAACATACAAGGACACGACCAACGTACAGCCTGTACAGACGGTGACGCGGATGCCGGGCGCGCCGGGTGCTTATGACTCCAGCATGGGCGGTGCAGAGCCAAACAACCCGGGTTGGTCGCAATTGACCCCTTCGCAGCAGGCGGCTTTCTACGCAGCGAACCCAACATTTAGCGCGGTCACACAGTTCGGCCAAGGTTTGTTCGGTCTGACTGCGCTGGGACAACTGCAAAACGCGCTTGTGCCTAACTTTGTGCAGCAACAACAGATGATTGCCAAAGGCATTGACCCTAACGGCATGGCGGGGCTGTCTCCACAACAGCAGGCCAACGTCAACGCCGCACTCAGCGGGTATCTTGAAAGCTCTATGAACCAAGCAGGCCCTGCTGTAACCGGTGGGTACGACGCTGGTGGTTTTGGTGCTTACGGCGAGAACGTTGCTCCCGGCGGTGGTGGTGTTGAGGTCGGCGGCCCGATTAGCTCGGGTGATGTAACCGGTGTCGACATCGGGTCTATCGGCGGGGCTTCGATTGGCGATGCTGTTGCGGGTATCTCCGCAGCCGACGTTTCGGCCGCTGCTGACGCGGCCGCCGCTGCGGATGGTGGTGGCGGTGGCGGTGGTGGAGACGGCGCGGACTACGCACGTGGCGGTCTGTCCGCTGCCTACGCTCGTGGCGGCTATCACCTCGGCGACTACTCCGATGGTGGCCGACTGCTGCGCGGCCCCGGCGATGGTGTGAGCGACTCGATCCCAGCCACCATCGCTGGCAAGCGCCCGGCTCGGTTGGCCGACGGCGAGTTCGTGGTGCCTGCTCGCATCGTCTCGGAGTTGGGCAACGGTTCGACCGAAGCCGGTGCACGCAAGCTGTACGCGATGATGGATCGTATCCAGAAGGCGCGCCGCAAGTCTGTCGGCAAGGGGAAAGTTGCCGTGAACAGCCGCGCCGATAAGCTGCTTCCGGCATGACAGTTCAGTACGTCGTAGAGGACCCAGCGACTTTCATCGAGGAGATGAAAGCCATACTGCCCCTCCACTACGACGAACTGTGTGTAACTAAGGACTTCCCGCTGATGCCTGACTACGAGGCGTACGGGAAGTTGTACATGGCAGGGATGCTTCGGTGCATCACCGCCAGAGATGAAGAAGGATTGGTGGGGTACGTCATCTTCATCGTGCAGCCGCATCTGCACTACATGACGTGCAAGACAGCTTTTGAGGACATCTACTTCCTCAAGAAAGAACATCGACTGGGGCGTACCGGCATTCGGCTCTTCCAGTTTGCAGAAGAGGCACTTCGTGCTGATGGTGTGAACCGCATCATCTTCCACACGAAGGTGCATTTGGATAATTCGCGGCTATTCGAGTACTTGGGCTACAAGCACACGGACAAGCTGTACACGAAGATTTTGAGTACGGAGTCGGTATGAACTACTCACGGCGACAACTGGAAGCGTTTGGCGAGCCGCTGGGCGAAAGCGTCACCCGTAAAGAGGGTGGCCGCATCGTTTATGGTGGCGGCGGTGGCGGTTCTCCCCCGGCAACGCAAACGAGTGTTTCTGACCTGCCTGAGTGGGCACGTCCCACTGCGCAACGCACGATAGGTAAAGCTGAGGCTATTACCGACGTTTCGCAGAACCCATACCAAAGCTACGATAAATCGCGTGTCGCCGGGTTTAAGCCGCTCCAAGAACAAGCATTTACCGGTGCTGAACAGCTTGGCCCTTCTGCGCTGGGGGCACAAGCTGGGCAGTTTGCTGGTGCCGCCACATTGGGCGCACTCGGTACTGGATACGACCCGTATCAGATGGGCCAGTTCACTGGTCAGGCTGTCGGCCAGTACATGAACCCGTATCTTGAGCAGGCGATGGCCCCGCAACTGCGCGAGGCTCAACGTGCTTCCGAGATCCAGCGCAACGCCGACCAAGCACGCGCTGTCGGCGCGGGCGCGTTCGGTGGCTCGCGTCAGGCCATCGTCGAGGCTGAACGCCAACGCAATCTGGGTCAGCAGCTTGGTGACATCCGCGCACGCGGCTACATGACGGCTTTCGATCAGGCCCAGCAACAGTTTGGCCGGGAGCAGCAGCTCCGTGAGCAGTCCCGCCAGTACGGCGCAGGTTTGGGTATGCAGGGTCTGCAGACTGCTTTGCAAGGTGCAGGCATGATGGGCCAGCTTGGGGGGCAGCAGTTTGGGCAGCAGAAGGACATCATCGGACTGCAGAGCACGCTGGGCGCTCAGCAACAAGCGCTTGAACAGCAGAAGCTTACGACCGACTACCAAGACTTCTTGAACCAGCAGCGCTACCCGTACCAGCAGCTCGAGTTCATGTCGAACATCCTGCGTGGTACGCCCATGGGTACCGTCAACACGCTGTACGGCGCGGCGCCCACCACTGGTCAGCAGGTCGGCGCACTCGGTATGGGCGCGTATGGTCTGAGCCAGTTGTTTGGTAAGGCCGACGGTGGCATGGTGTCTAGCTACGCTGACGGCGGCTCGGTCACTGATGAGCAGAACGTTGAAGACATCATCAGCAAACTCAGCGACGCCCAGTTGCGTCAGGCTCGCCAGATCGCGCTCAACCAGCGGGACATGAAGCGCGTCGAGCTGATCGACAGTGAGCTGGCTGAGCGGGCATCGATGACTCAAGGGCTCGGAGGCGCATTCAACATGCTGCCCCAAGACCAACAGGACAACGTGCTGCAGGCCGCCAACGGCGGCATCATCGCTTTTGCCGACGGTGGCTACAACCCGCCCAGCCCCGACCCGCTGTATGCAGAGGCGAGCCGTTTGTCGAGCGAGCTGCCCGGCACCATGTACACCGCCCCCACGCAGGAAGAGACGGCTGCGGGCATCCGCGCTCAGCGCGGGCTCGTGCAAGAGATGATGGGCGCTGACAAGCTGACCCCGTTCATGGAGGAGCTGGCCGCCCAACGCAAGCAGTTGAAAGACGGCAGCTCCCGTGATCGGGGCTTCGCCGCGTTGGCCGCCATCGCCCCCATGCTGGAGGGTCGCGGCATCGCCAGTATCGGTCGCGGGGTTTCGAAGTTCGGTGCTGAGCTTGGTCGCCTCGAGAAAGAAAACCGCGACGCCGATCGTCTGCTGTTGTCTGCCCAGACGCAGCTCGCCTCCGCGCAGCAGGCCCGTGCCGATGGTCAGTTCGACAAGGCCAGCCAGCTCTTCCGCAGCGGCGAAGATCTGCGCGTCAAGGCGCTGGATGCCAAGCGCGATGTGCTGGGCCGTCAGGCCAATCTGCAGGCCACGATGGCTGGTCAAGCACTCTCGGCTCAAGGCCAGAAATACGGTGTTGACACGCAGGCTGCTACTTCCCGCGAGGTCGCCAACATCAACGCTCGCACCCAGCGTGAAACGGCCAACCGCCCGGGCGAGACCGAGCGGATCATGGCGCGCATCGACAGCATCCTCTCCGGGAAAGAGTCGTTCGCGGGCAAGACGGGCGAAGAGGGCGTCAAGCTCTTCAAGCAGTCGCTCGGCGAAGTGGGCGCAGCTCGGTACGGTGTCACCCCCGGCGGCGAGCGTCCGGCCACCGCGCCCAACGCCGCCGCAATCGAGAACGCCATCTCCCAAGCTGTGCGCGCTGATCCCCGCAGCAAGCCGGTTGCCGATGCGCTGGCTATGGCTCAGCTTCGGGTCGACTCCTACACCCGCAAGGGTCAGGAGGTTCCTCCCGAGGTTCAGCAACGGCTGGACGCGGCGCAGGCTGCGGCCACCGCACTGCGGCAGGAGCATGCAGCCCGGATTCGTGGCGCAGGCCCCGCAGGTGGCGCGGCGGCCACCCCCGGCGCACTTCCGATGCCTTCCAGCCAAGCTGAACTGGTTGACGGGAAGGTTTACCAAACCGCCCGTGGTGCGGCAAAATGGGACGCTAGCAGGAATCAATTCATCCCGGTGCAGTAACTATGGCCCAAGGCTTCTCGTTCGCCGACGCGCTTCAACCCCCACCCCCGGCAAAGCGAGAGGAGCCTGCCGGGGGCTTTTCGTTTACGGAGGCTCTGCAGCCGCCAGTAAAACCTGAACAGCCCGTTGGGGGGTTCTCGTTTGCTGAGGCGGCACGGCCGGTAGACGAGGCGGCTCGCCGCGACGAACTCGCGATGGGGCAAGAGTTTGTGACCGGCGTCAAGCGCGCGGCCACTGTGGATCTCCCATCTTTATGGGAGAACGCCAAGGTTCTGAAGGATGCTGGTGCGGCGGCTACCGTTGCTCAGCGCATGGAGCTGTTTGGTCGGATTGACTCAGGCGAGATCACCTCCATGGATCAGCTCCGTGGGTTGGATCTCACCACGAGCCAAGCTCGTTCGTATCTTGCCGCGTCGCCGGAGATGCGGACTAAGCTGAAAGAACGCCTGACCCGCGAGTTAGGTAGCCGCAAAGATCTAATCAATGCTTCCTTGGAGACGCTGAAAGCGTATCAGGAAGCGGGTGGCAAGCTGCGGTCTCGCGTGGACAAGTTCACGTCCATCGAGGACCCGACCGACTTCGCCAACTGGTTGGCCAGCAACGTAGGTTCCGGTGCGGTCAACTTGGCCCCGATCATCTTGGCGGCTGCCACGACCGGTCCGGCGGGCCTGCTCGCGACCGGTGCGGCCATGGGCACTGCGGAGTCCGTGGGCAACCGACTGGAAGCACTCCAGAAGACGCTTGCAGAGACGCCACCGGAGAAGCGCGCGCAGGTAGTGGCCGACCGCCTCAAGGAGACCGGCGGCGTCGATCTCGCCGTGGGTATCACCTCCGGTGCGCTGGACTCCGTACTGGGCCCGGCGGCCAAGGCGGCCAAGTTCACCGCGCAGGAAGTGCTGCGACAGGGCCGCACGCAGGCGGCCAAAACCGCGCTCAAAGAGCTGCCCAAAGATGTGGCGTCGGAGTTTGTGACGGGTGGAGCGCAATCTCTCGTCCAAACCGCTGGTAAGGTGGGTGTCGGTGAGCAGGAAAAGTTCCTGACTCGGCAGACGTTCGTCGATGCGCTTAACGACGCAGCGGCTGAAGCCGCCGGTGCTTCGTCTGGTACGGCGTTCAACGCGGCCCGGGCGGCGTTGGCAGCGGGCAAGACACCGCAGGAGGCTCGTCGGATTGCAACTGAGCCTACCCTGCTAGATTCACTTTCGGAGGGCGAGGATGTTGCAGGATTTGACCAAACCGCAGATCGAGCAGGCGCTGGCGTGGCTGGCGTGCCCGGAGCCCCTGTCGGTGCCGAACGAACTCAAAGAGCTGAGCCAAGTGGAGTGGTTCCTGCTGAACCAGTTGCTGGAGAACCTGCTGGAAGAGAAGCAGCACAGCCCTCTGCAGTAAGCCCGCTCGCGGACTTCCGCCGCCAGTACAACGACCTGCGCGGTGAGATGCTCGAGCTGATGAACATCACCAGCCCGACGCAGGCGGACACCAACCGCATGAAGCTGGTGCAGCGGGACCTCAACCAACTGCTGACCGATAACTCGGAAACCCTGAGCGCGTTCTCTCGTGACCCGGAGCTGCTGAACCGTCTGTCGAACCCGGTGTTCGACGGCAACCGGCTGCTCGCGGATATGGAGACCGCAGCCGAGGTTTCGACGGGCCGGGCCCGAGCTGCGACCGGCGACATGTTCGGCAAGCGCGACACGCTCGACCTGCCCAACCGGGCGTTGGCGATTGCGGGTCAGGACCCGGCCAAGGCCACGGCGTACCTGCAAGGCTTGCTGCAGCGCACCAAGGAGCGACTACCCACCATCTCTGCGGACAGCAACTGGGGCCGCATGATGGCCCCGACCGTGGGTATGACCGCCCGGGAAGGATTTGACGATCCGGCTAAGGTCGCGCAGCTCTACATCCAGCGGCAGGAGCAGGCCGTTGCAGATGCGATCTCCCGCATCACACCTGCTCAGGGCCAAGCCCGGGCCCAGCAGGGCGACCTGTTTGGTGAGGGTAAACCCGAAGCTGACATCAACGCCGCCGTCGACAAGCTGGAGGCGCTGTTCGCGCCCAAGCCCCGCACGGCCACCGAAGAGTTCGGTGCCGAGGTGCCCGGTGAGGAAGCCCCGGCCCCCACCGCCGCTGAGGCTCAGCAAGCTGCTGAGCAGGAACAGCGCCGCCGCGAAGCCAAGGAAACCGTTGTCGCCCCGGAGGTCAGCACCGAGCGCGTGCTCGAGACCCCGGCGGGCAAGACCATCAAGCGGTTCTTTGACCTGCTGCGCCCGGCCAACCAGTCGCAGTCGGAGGTGTCCAAGCACCAAGCCTCCAAGAACTCGGCGGCCAACACGCTGTTGGAGTACGACATCGCCCGGCCGGGTCAGCAAGACCTGCCGGGGCTCCAGCGCGCGCTGGACTACCTTGCCAAGAAGGTCGGCGGCATCGAGAAGCTCAACGCGCTGATTGAATCGCTGGATGGCGCGTCTTCGGCGGAGCAGGCTGCACTCCTGCGTAAGGCGGGCCTGCCCGACCTGACCTCTCGTCGCGGTATCGACTCGTTCCGTGACACGGTGCAGCGCGAAGTTCAGGAGCTGACCATCAAGGGTGAAGGCGTGAAGCTACCCTCAAGGTCCACGCCATCCAAGATCACGGGCACCCCGATCCCCTACAAGGAGGAGTTGACTGCCGGAACTTCGCGGGCGGTGGCCCCCGGGCCGTTTGCGGATGGGACTCCACGCAAGCCGTACAAAGAGCAGGAGACGCGGCAGTTCTTTATTTCAGACACCAAACTGCGCGCAGCAGTTCGCGTACTGAAGCAACTGGTGCAGTCAAAGCTACCGATTACTAAAGAGGGTGCTGCAGCAGTCACATACCTGACCAACCCCCTCCGTGAATCATTCGGGGCGGCGTTGAACGCTCTGGCGTTTGACCTCGCGATGTACGAAGTCGACCCGGACGGATACGGTGCAAACGCGCTCCATCCCGGCGAAGGTGGCAAGTACGCGCAGCTATTCCAAGAATGGATTAAGACCAACCTCGACCAGAACACGGTCGATGTGCTCAACGACCTGATTGAGATGCATCGGCAGAGTGCCCGTGAGGACATAAAGTACGACGCGGCCAGAACCGCTTACAACAGGGCACAGGACGCCTACGCTGAGAAGGCTCGGCAGCAAGCGGAGAAGAACACCGGCGTCAAACTGCCCAAGGCACCCAAGCGAGTGAGTGAGCGCGTGCCTGAGACGGAAGCTGGTGAACAGGAAGCTGAGCCGGAAGCGCCTAAAGTTCCGGCAAAAAATCTGCCACGCCGTCAAGAGTTGTTCCGTGTTCACCCGGATATTGAACGCGTATTGACGACGGGCAATACCCGCAAGGCGCTGGAGCTGATCGCCAAGTCCAAGGGCAACCCGTACTACGCGGTGCTGGCCGATCGGCTGCTGGCCGCCAACGTCACCGCCAAGACGACGTTCATCGACCAGAACGACATGCAGGCGCTGACCGAGCCGGACAACACCGTGCTCGACAGCTACCTCCGCGCCATGAGTGACATGGTGACGGAAACGTATTCGCCAGAGCAGCAAGCCACACTGATCCCGATGCTGCAGTCGGGCCGTCTGCAGGATGTGGTGGCGGCGCTGACCGAGATGCGGGCGACGCTGGCGAGCACCAAAGCCACGCAGGGTCAGATCGACGCCTTCAACGAGGTCGTCGCCTACGTCAACAAGCAGTACGGCTGGGTTGCCAAGTACGACCCGAACACCGACACCATCGTGATGCGCCGTGGTTCGGGCATGACCAATGCCACGTTCCTGCACGAGGTGCTGCACGCCGCCACTTCCATCTATCTGGACAACCCCGAGTCGCTGACCGGTATCCAGAAGCAGGGCTACGACCAGCTCATGGAGCTGTACAACTACGCCAAGGGCATGCTGTCGGCGCAAGGGTTTGCGGTGGAGCACATTTACGCGCTCAGCGACCCCGACCCCAAACAGGGACTGCACGAGTTCGTGTCGGAGGCACTGACCAACCCCGAGTTCCAAGCGCAACTACGCGCTCTGCGATACAAGGCATCACCCTTCTCGCTGGCCAACTGGTTTACGGACGCGATCCGTAAGCTCTTCAACATCAAGAAGGGCTACGAGAGCAACGTACTGAACGAGGTCATCTTCGCCAGCGACGCGATGATGCTGGGCACGACCCAAGGCAAGGATCGTCTGGTGGCTACCACCGGTGCCAAGGCCGCACCGGGGCCCAAGATCCCCACGGTTCCCAAGGGCCGCGCCAACATGCCGGGTGTGAACCGGGCCATGTTCAACGCCCTGCTCAAACCGAAGAACTGGAGCCAGATCCGCCCGCTGTGGCCCACGTTCTACGCCAACCTCAAGTCGGACGTGCGCCCGGCGTATCTGGGGGCGCTGACGCTGGATCAGCTTGCTGACCTAGTCAACAAGCGCCTACCGCAGCTCGACAACTTCATCCGGGTCACCGGCGAGTTCCTCTCTCGCAAGAATGCCATCCTCACCGAGGCGTCCGACATCTCCAAGCGCTGGGAGCAGTTGCAGTCCCGTGATGCCGACATGTCTCGGGATCTGGGTGCGGTCATGCACGCCGCCACCATCCGCGAGTTCGATCCCGACCCGCTGGTGGCGAGCACTCCGGCTGAGCGGGCAAAGAACGCCGACATCCTCAATATGTGGAGGAAGCTCAACCCGGAGGCCAAGGCCATCTACCGGGAGGTGCGCAACTTCTACGAGCGCCGCTACTCCGAGTACCGCCGTACGCTCAACCGCCGCCTGATGGCGATGAAGGCGTACGGGGTGTCCGATGTCACGATCAACGAGATCCGTGCGGAGTTCGACAAGGCCAAGCGCAAGGGGCCGTACTTCCCGCTGATGCGTCACGGCCGGTTCGCCTACGAGATCGGCAGTGGCCGCAGCCGCGAGTACTACATGTTCGAGTCGTTGGGCGAGATGGAGATGCACATGCAGGAGCGTCTGGCAGCAGACCCGCACCTGCGCAGCACCGTCCAGCCGTTCTACGACTACAAGGAGTCCATGGACGCGCATGCTCGGGAGTCCAACTTCCTGCGCACGACGTTCGAGGCGATCGACTCAGCCCCCGTCACCGCCGCTGGCATCGACAAGCAGGCGCTCAAGGACGAGGTGTATCAGACGTGGCTGGCGAACCAGCCTGAGAGCAGCTTCCGCAACCGGTTCGTGCACCGCACCAACGTGGAAGGCTTCTCGCAGGACGCACTGCGCAACTTCGCCACGTCGTCGTTCCACATGGCCTACCAGCTCTCGCGGTTCGAGTACTCGCCTGAGATGTTCTCGCAGATGCAAGCCGCCAAGCAGCAGCTCAAGGCGCGTATCGACCCCGCCAACCCGGCTGATCCGGAGGTGATCCGTGAGAACACCGAGCTGAGCGACTACGTCAAGGAAGCTGAGCGGCGTCTGGATTTGACACTGAACCCAACGGACGTGGGCACCTTCCCGTCGACGCTGTCGAACATCGGCTTCATCTGGTACTTGTCGTCGTTTGGTTCTGCTGCCGCCAACATTCTGGGCGGCATGATCATCGGCCTGCCTACGCTCGTGGGCCAGCATGTGCGCGCCAACCCCCGGCTGTCGTACACCAAGGCGACGCTGGACGCGCTGGGCCAGATGAAGAACGCCTTCGGGCAGATCATGATGACCGGTTTCGACTACGAGACCGGACCCCGTGTGCGTGACTTCTCGCTGAAGTCTCCGTCGCTCCAGCGCTCCGGCACGCTCAGCCGTGTGGATCAGGCCGCGTACAACCGCTTCGTGGCCGATGGCGTGATCGACATCACCGGCACCTACGATATGTCGGGCCTTGCTGCGACCCCCACCGAGTACTACTCTGGGGTGCGCAACAAGACGATGCAGGTGCTGACCTACCTGTTCCACAACGCCGAACGCTTCAACCGCGAGATCATCGCGATGTCTGCGTTCCGTCTGGCGATGGAGAAGCGCGCGGGCATGGCGAACCGGCAGCAGGCGTTCACCGAGTCGATCCAAGAAGCCAAGAACACGACGAACGCGTCGATGTTCAACTACTCGTCGACCAACAAGCCGCGCTACTTCCAGCATCCGGTCGCTCGGGTTGTGCTGCAGTTCAAGCAGTTCCCGCAGCAGATGACGTGGTTCCTGAGCCGCAGCCTGTGGAAGTCCTTCGCAGCGGCGGACCCTGAGGTCCGTCGGGAGGCCCGTGCCCGCTTCGTGGGCACCATGGGTATGACCGCTATCTTCTCCGGTGCCACCGGTTTGTGGGGCTTCAGCACCGTGGCCTCGATCATCAACGCCTGCGCGGCGCTGTTCGGGGGCGACGACGAAGAGCCGTTTGACTTTGAGCTTGAGTTCAAGAACTGGATCGTCAGCACCTTCGGCAAAAACCTTGGCACTGCGATCACCAGCGGTGCGTTCAACGCTGCGGGCGTCGACCTCGGTAGCCGCGTGAAGCTCGACGACATGTGGTTCCGCGACAGCCGAAAGAACCAAGACGAGGTGGAAGCAATTAAGACTTTCATTGTCGACATGTTGGGCCCGACTGTTGGTATAGGTGTCAACGTGTTCGAGGCCGTGAAGCTATGGAACGAAGGGCACCCCGACCGTGCTCTGGAGACCATCGCCCCGGCGTTCATCAAGAACCCGATGGTCGCCTACCGATACGGCAAAGAGGGTGTGAACACTTTATCCGGTGACCCGCTCATGGAAGACATGGGTCCGTTCCTGCTGATGATGCAGTCCCTTGGCATTCGGTCGGCAGAGCTGGCCGAGCGCCAGTACTACAACATCACGAAGAAGGGTCAGGAGGTCGAGATCCTCAAGCGCCGCACCAACCTGCTCAACGGCTTCGCGATCACATTCATGTCCAACGACCCGGAAGGGTTCGACAAGGCTCTGGACAAGATCATGGAGTTCAACGAGAAGTATCCCTCGGTGCGCATCCCCATGAGTTCGCTCACCCGGTCGATCAAAGAGCGCATGGAGAAGTCTTCGCAGACTGACCACGGCCTGTTCATCGATCCGCGCCTGCGCGAGCAGCTCCTCAACGAGACCTACATGGACGAGTAAAAAAGCCCCGCCGGGTGAGGGCGGGGCTGTGAGGTCACTAGGAGGAGAAAGCAAATGTCAACTTGCGAGCCGATTGTAGCGGTTCGTTCGCCAGACGCGCAATCCTCGTATCCCGTCCTCGATTACTACTTTAATGATCACGCGGTAGCCCAGCCGCCGCATCTTGGCCTCGATGCGGGCGCGGCCCTCCTCGTCATGGATACACGGCACGAAGAAGGAGCTGCCCACGGTGAACTCGGGCCAGTTGATCTGGTAGGTGATCCCGTCAATCACCATTTCCCGCCGGGGCAGCCGGGGCCACGCCCAGCAGGTCCGCATCAAACTCAAGGGCCACAACCGGCGGCGCATTGATCTCAGTGCCCACATCCAGCCGGGTGCGGACTTCGCCGAGGAACGCCCCGGTCTTGTTGAGCGCGGCCAGCAGGTCGATGAACGTGACCTGCTTGGTCACACAGTACTCCTTAAGTACCTGCCTGATGATGTACAGCCGCTTGGTGTCCGGCTCGTAGCGCACGATCAGCGGGCCACGCGGCAGGACGATCGGAGCGGCGGCGATGTTGTTACGTGATGTGCTGTGCTTGTTTACGACGAGGATGTTCAGGTTGTGTTGCAGCAAGAACTCGCCGACGATGGTGGCGTAGTCCTCGATACTCAGGCGGACCGCGCCTTGCATCGTTTTGACTTCTTCGACCACCCAATCAAATACGCGTTTGGTATTAATACCGTGTAGCCCGAGCTGCTTGCCAGCGATCAAGCTGCCCGCGATGTTGGCCGCCACGGTGGCTGACCAGAACCGCTCCCGCGTCTCGATGTTGACCGCCTCGTCGAACTTCTTCTGGACGCGCATGCAGTTGTCGATGCACTCCTCGAGGTTCTGGACGAGGTACTGTGCGTAGGGCTGCCCGGCCAGTCCGTAGTTACTCTGCAATCTGCCGAAGATCCGCTTGGCCTCGCGCTTGTCGAGGTTCTGGGTCGGGTCGATCTTGTACTGCATCAGGCGCATCAGCTCGCCCTCGGACGTGGCCTTGAGCGCTTCGAGCTTGTCGGTCATGCTGGCGTTGGCGGTGCACACCATGATGGTGGCCCAGAACCCCTGCACATCCCGCTCCTCGTTGGCCGACGCCTTCATCCGGCGGCGCGGTGTGCCCTGTGTCACGCTATAGGCCAGATCCGAGAACTCGTCCCCGGTCATCTTGGTGATCTCGTCCACGCCCAGCGGCAGGTTGTTCATGACCGCCATCCGGTGCAGCTTCACGTTCAGGGTGTCGCGCCACTGGAGCATCAGCTCATCGGGGTGCCCCCAGACGCTGTTCATCACCTGCAGGATCGTGGACTTGCCGGTACCCGAGCGGTTATTGATCAGGTTGATGATGCTGCCCTTGATCCCCATGAACTTGAGCAGCGGCGCACCGAAGGCCGAGAATACCGCGAACGCGTGGGGCTCGAACCCCGGCATGTTGTAGGTGTTGATGATGTCCCGCCACTCATCCAAGCTGCCGGTCGGGCGCAGCGCCGAGGCTACGCTCTGGGTGGCCTTGGACGGAGGGCTGTAGCGAATGAAACTCGGGCCGATCTCGCGATCACCCAGAATGAAGCGGCTGTCCTCGTCGGCCCAGCCAAACTGAACCCGCATCATTTCTAACTCCTGTTCGACCTGCAGTTCCTTGGCGCAGGCGACCAAGTAGTTCAGGATCAGATTCATCTGTGCTGGCAGGGCGATCACACCGTGGAAGGACAGCACCTTGCGTAGCTCGTCCTTGCTTAGCGCGTCGACCAGCGTCAGCGAGAACTCTTTGACTTTATCTTTGGGCAGCGACAGGCGGATCAAGACCGTCTCGCCGTGCGACGGGTCGTACAGCCGCTTGGTGATGAAGAGGTCGTACTCGTAGACCAGCGCGAAGCCGGTGCCCTCGGTATCCTCTTCGCTCTCGGCCTTGACGGTCATATAGATGCCGCCCTTCTTGCCGCGAAAGTACCGCCCCGGGAGCTTGGGTACGACGAAGGTGTTGTCGGCCGTGGGGTCGGCGACCTCAAAGTTCGTCACGCCCGCCGGAGCGGCTACGACCTCCCCCGGCTCAGACCTCGCGATCTCGTGTCCGAGCACGATGGGGGACTTGATCTTGCCCCAGTGCGGGCAGTTCGGGCAGATGCCCGGCGAGAACTCATCGAAGGTGTCGCAGGTGTAGGGCCCCTTGATCGCAGCGGCCTTCTTCTCGGTAGCGGCTGCGTCGTACCCGGGGTGCTTGCTGGAGATGAAGTGGACCGCTTTCTCCCTGTCCACGCAGTGCTGAGCGATGGACAGCCCCGCCCGCCACATCGGCTCGTCGGCCTTGTGCTGGTTGGTGATGATGTACTTGAGCTGCTCGCACCCGGTGCCCTTCTCGGTCTTGAGAAGGATGGTCTTGAACCGAGACTGCTTGTTGCCCATCAGCGCCTTGGTGAAGCTGTCGAGCTGGCTGGTCGCGTTGGGCTTTTTGCGTGGCTGCAGCGGGCCCAGCTTGGCGACGAAGTCGTCGTAGCTCATGGGCTCGGCGCGGTGCATGAGCACCACGTCGTGCGGTGGGTTGTCTTTGAAGTTCTTGGTTCCCGGGATGCGCAGCACTCGTGCCGCGTCAGCGGGAACATCAGGGTCGATGTGGAAGCCATGGCTCATGCACTGAGCCTTGAACGTGTGCGCAGCGTCGAGCCACTTCTCGCGCTCGATCGGCTCGGTCAGCGGCCAGTAGACGTGCCAGCCTCGGCCGGAGTTCACGATGGTTGGGCGTGGCAGCGACAACGCCTTGCACAACTCCTTGAGTGCCGCGAACCCAGTGGGCTGATCGATGTAGCCCTTGATCCGCCCACGCTCATCAGGCTCAGCCTTGGTCGGGCCGCAGTCGATGTCGAGGAAGAAGGACTGCATCCAGCCGCAGTTGTCGGCGGTGCGGTTCTCATCGGTCTTGAACTTGCCCACGGCGAAGAACGCGTCTTGCCCGGCTGCAACAATCTTGTCTGCGGCTGCTTCGACTTCTTCAAGAGTCTTGTAGTGTGATTGTGATTTGATCTTCCCCTTGTACAGGGCGACCACGCAATACCATCCCTCCACCGATGGCACTACGTCACGAAGCAATTGGATGTCCGCCATTTTTATCCAGAAACGTCAAGAAGAAGGGGGTGACAGGGGCCGACGGTTGCCCCTTTCGCTCCGTCGAGCTAGTCACCCCCTAAACCGTCACAAGCCGGGGAAGTTCTGCTCAATCAACCTGCGGTGTGTCGGGCCCGGCTCATTCACACCGGCGAACCAGTTGTAAACAGCTTGCCTCGACACGCCCAGCAGCTCAACGACTTGAGCCACCGGCACGCCCTGACGGATGCAGTACCTCCCCAACCGTACACCCAGCTTGCGCTTGTCCGCTTGGCGGTTGCGCTGCTGGAGGTGGAGGGTGTAACCGATCATTAGTCGTCACCCCACTCATCCACCAGCGTGCTCAGACCCGAGGCTTTCTTGGGCTCGGCCGCAGGCTTGGCGGCTTTGGGCTTCTCAACAGGCGTGAACTCTTGGACTGGCTCTTCCACCTGCTTGACCAGCTTGGCGGCAGCGGACCCGGCAGGGGCCACCAGCTTGGGCATCGCGGGCACAGCCGTCGCTGCGGTGTCTTTCTTCTTGAAGTTCAACTTGCCCGCGTTGACCGCGATGGGCGACTGGCCCTGATCAACGGCGATCTGGTAGGTGTCGGTGTCGAGGAACTCCAGATTGCTGAAGAACAGCTTGGGCACGTCGCTGTCCAGATCGAACGACATGCGGGTGGCCAGCATGTTCAGGTTGAAGCCGGAGTTGCCAACGAAGCGGGCGTACTGCAGGAAGGGCATGTGCTCCATGTCACCAGAGCCGAAGATCGACTTGGAGGGCAGCACCAGTTGGTAGATGTCGCCGCTGGGGTTGTTGGTCAGCACCACGGCCAGACGCATGGAGAAGCGGCACTGGGCCTTGCTGCCACCGCCGGAGCCCTTGATGGCGCGCGGGCAGTCCTTGCAGTTGTGAGCCTGCGGGTCCTCCACGTCGGCATCCGGGCGCTCACCGTCGCTCGACCAGCAGTCCGGGGTAGAGGTCTCGTCAGCGTTGTAGTCGCTCTTGTAGAACGTCTTCTGCACGGTGGTCGAACCGTTGACCACGATCACGTCCAGATGCGGGTCGGTGTTCTTGGCGATCTCCTTGCCGCCGTCGACGAGGCGGAAGACACGCCCGCGAAGCGAGATGCGCTTGACGCTGCCGCCGCTGCTGGTGAACGCCTTGGTGAAGTCGTCCAGCTTGACGTGCTGCAGATGGGCGGGCAGGTTGCCCTTGAAGGTTTGGATCTCGGTGGACATTGCTTACTCTCCTTGGTTTTTGCGGCGTACCGTCACCGCGTAGCGACTATCGACATTCAGCCCGGCAGGGTACTCGTCGGGGTGTTCTTCCAGAAAATCTTTCATGTTGCCGTTGTGGATGCGCTTCTCGAGCAGGCCGTACGCCTTGTGCTTCTCGATCAGCTTGTACACGGCGTCCCAGTTCGAGGGGTTGTAGCGCTTGCGCACGCTGCGCATGATGACCGCGTTGTCGGTACTCATGCTGTTGCTGTTGACCTCGTTGAGGGTGGTGAGCAGTTGGGCCTCGATCTCGGCCATGGCCTTCTCGAGTTCGCCGTCTTCGGCGGTGAATCGCTCTTTGAGTAGCTCGCGCTTCTGGCGAAGGCGAAGGTATTGCTGGGACAGGTCGTCCATGTCTGACATTTGCATCTCCTAGTGTGAGAGGGTGTAATTGTGTGAGTCTGTCTGGACTTTGTCAAGTACCCAGCAGCTCTTTTTTGTAGAGATCGACGAGTTTTTCGTGTGCGTCGATATTGCCCTGCAGCATTGCGTACAGCCGGTTCTCAACGGGGCTGCCTTGAATGTGCACCACCGTCATGGCGTTGCGCTGACCGGGGCGGTTGATGCGGGCGTTGGCCTGCAGATACGTCTCGGTGGACGTGACAGGAGCGTACCAGATCACCGTGTTCGCGGCGGTCAGGGTAACCCCGTGCGCAGCGGACGACGGCTGGATCACAAGAACCCGAGGGTCCGGCTTCTCTTGGAACTGCTTGAATACTTCCGTGCGCTTTCTCACCGGCACGTCGCCGTGGATCACGTCGTTGGTGATGCCCGCCTTGGTCAGGTGAGCCGCCAGCAGCTCGATGGTGTGCCGGAACGGCACGAACACCAGCACCTTATGGCTGGCCTCGCTGATGACCTCCTCCACCACGCGCAGCCGCTCGGACACGTCGAAGTGGATCACGGTGCCAGTGTCCGTGTACACCGCACCGCCAGAGATCTGCAGCAGCTTGTTCATCTTGGCCGCTGCGTTGACCGCGCTGACTTCCTCGCCACCTGTCTCGAGTAGTAGTTCGTCTTTCAGCTCTTTGTAGTACTTGCGCTGCTCGGGCGTCATGGCCGCGATGCGCGTCATGTGCGTCACCTCCGGCAGATCCAGACACTGCTCCTTGGTGAAGCGGATGGCAGGCTGGAGCATGTCGAAGACGATCTTCTCGGCTTCGGGGCGCGGCTCCCACCGATACATCCCGAACTGCTGCATGACCGACTCGCGGAAGTCACCGAAGAATCGAGGGCAGCGGTTGGGGACGCACAGCCTGCCCAGCCCGAACGCATCCACCGGCGACTGGGCGGCGGGGGTGCCGGTCAGCATCCACAGCCACTTGTCGTCGGTGACCAGCTTGCGCATCAGCTTCCAGCGCTTGGTCTGCACGTTCTTGTATGCGTTGGCCTCGTCGATGACGATGAGGTCAAAGCCCCCCTTCTCGATGCTCTCGGAGATGGCGGGAATACCGTCGTAGTTCACGATGACAAACTCGGCCGGGCCACGGACGATCTTGTTGCGCTTGTCTGCGGTGCCATACGCCACATCGACGGAGCGGTGCACGGCGAACTTAAAGAGGTCCGCCTGCCACGCCGACTGCATGATGGACAGCGGACAGACGATCAACGCCCGCTTGATGACGCCCATCTTCATCAGGTAGTCAGCCGCCCAGATGACGCTGGCGGTTTTGCCCGTACCCTGTTCGTTGAAACAGAACGCGCGCTTCTGCAGAGTCAGGAACGCCGCCGTCTCCTTCTGGTGATCGAACGGGTTGATGCCCAGCGGGCGCGGCCACTTGTAGTCCCGCGTGATGGTGGACGGCACGTTCTTGATGTTCAGCTTGCTGAGGATCAGGCTCTCCTGAATCCCCCAGTTGACCGACACCTCGTACCGACCGTCACCGTAGTTGTTGACGACCTTGCTCTCCGGGATCGTCTCGATGATCCGGGCAGGGTTGCGGGTTCTTACAACAAGCGTCTTGTTCGCCAGTACTTGCATTACTTCATAGACCCATCCGGGTTCCGTTTGAAGGAGCGGTTCTTGGACGGAGCCTGCAACCGCACACCATCTTTGTTCGAGCCACCTTTGCTCAGCGCCTTGACGTGAGCGACATCTTTGCCAGTGCGGTCGATGCCCTTAGCGTCCAGCTTGCGGCGGGCGCGCTGGCGCTCCAGCTTGGCGGGGATGTCCCCGCGCTCAAGTTGCTGTTGGTACTCTTTCTTATACGGGCGGGGTTTGTTGACGTAGGGCATGTTGGTCCTTCATGTGCGCGATGGCGTGGTAGGTAAGACGGGCCTCGGCTGCGGCTTCGAGCGCGAGCTTCATGGCCTCGTCGTATTTTCCTTCCAGCACCGCGTTGTGTAAATCCCGCAGGGCCTTCTCGGCGGCCATGCACGGGGCGGCGTAGTCAATCAGAGTGTCTTGCTTCATAGGATTTGTCCTGCTCGTGAGTAAACGGTGAATTGTTTGACGCTGATAAGGCGTTGGGCGTGCGACTTCTTGGACAAGCCCGCCACGTGGCTGATGTCGCGACCGTTAATTCGCTCCCGCTCGATGTGTGCGGTCTGCTTGATCGAGTTGTTCAGGGAGTTCTCCAGCTTGGCCGTAACGAAGATCGACGGGCGGTCATCGTCCTTCCAGTGGAACGGGCTGCCCGGAGGGCATTTGCATTTAGGTTTTGTCATTTCTTCTCGGTAACGGTGGTGCTGGTGTTGGTGGGGAGTATGCGCGGGCAAATGTCGTTGCCCAGCTTCCGGACTGCTTCTGACATCTCACGTTGCATCTTCATGGTTATATCCGTCAGATCATGACTGTCGTACACCGCCACCCAGAACCGCACATTTACTTCGTACTCTTTAAGTTCCATTTCGTTTTGTCCTCTTCGTCGATATGTTGTTCCGCATCGCAATCGTGCTGACCATGTTGTCACTCAGTCCGAAGTCGATCGCGATGGTCGCGTGTTTCTCTCCGGTCTTCAGGCGCTCGATGATCTTTTCGTTTCTCTGTGTCAGCGCCACCCGCTTCGCCACCGCCTTCATGTGGGGCGCCATGTGTTTTTTGATCGTCTTCAGGCACCCGTCATCCATTTCGTATGTGGAGAAGCGGTGCTTACAGTGGGTGCACTCCCTTCTGCGCCTCAGCATCGTCTCTACCATTCGGGTATCCAGCACTGCGGTCTCCCGCCCACATCTCACACAGTTCATCCTCTAGGTTCCCCATGCACTCGGCCCAACCCAGCAGCATGTACCAGACGTAGTCATTGCGCGGGGTACGTTCAAAACAGAAATGTGCCATCGCCAGATAGTTGTCGGCTGCGGCCCACCAGCGGCTGCGTTCGTAGTCAGGATGCATCCACCACCTCCAGCAGTTGTTTCTTGCACCGCTCAAGCAGCCACAGAGCCGTGCCACCATCGGCGTAGGTTGAGGCAAAGAACTCGTCGCCCTCTGGTGTAAGACCCACGATCACAAAACCTTCAAACTTGCCCTTGAGGTTCTCAAGGATGATGTCCGGGTCAAGGTCTAACCTAGTGATGCCACCGAACGGAATGATCTTGGCTGTCATGCTTCACTCCCCGCATGAATCCATTTCTTTGGCGAGTAGGCCGCCGCTGACGCAACCACCGCCAGCGCAAACCACCAGCCACTGTGGCCCAGCGCGAACACCGCGTAGCCAGTGCCGCCCCAGATCAACGTCTCGTATAACACGATGTAGATTAGATAGGTCACGTAACTCACGCTCCCTCCTTCGCGGCTTTGGTGGCGGCGTTCTTCTCAAGCAATTTGTTATTGGCCCACACCATTCCCTTGATGAAAAAATCATGGTCGTACATGGGGTCCGCGCCATCCGGCATGTCGTCTTTTTCTAGTCCAGCCCACGCTATCGGTTCCTCGACCTGCTCGGCGCAAACCTGAAGAATCCACTGCTTCAGCGCCTCGAACTCGTCCGCCCCCACCCATGAGTGCCGATACTGCTGACAGACCTCGTAGAAGTCTTGCGAGTCGAGCGCCTGCTTCACGGCCTCAATGTTCATAGCGTCCTCCCACCACTACTGCTCGCGCACGGCCACGCACGGCGCAGCACCAACCCCACGAGGCGGTCGGCGGTGTTGTGACGGTTGTCCGGGTTGGCCTCCAAGTAGTTCCTGACCATGTCGGTGACTTGGCCCGCAGTGACGTTGCCCGGAGGGCAGTGCGTGACGCCTTGCAGCGTGTCGTAGACGCCCGTGATGTAGCCGATGGCGTGGATGTAGTCGGTTGTGTCCCCGCGTAGCTGCGACAACAGTTGGTTGCCAGTCTTGAACTCAGCGTGAGCGGAGCCGCAGAGGAGAAGCAGGGCGAGTGCGCGTTTCATTTCTCGCCCATCTCCGCTTCGTCTTTGGCCAGTACGTAATCAAGGTACTCGTGCACTGCGTGCATCGCGAGACACCCAATAGCCAGACCGATAGCTAGTCCAAGAACAAAGCTCATTTCAAGCACTCCCAGTATTTGAAGTTCCACACAGCCTTGCCGCCCGTGGATTCACAGGCCAGCTTGAAAGCCGCCTCCGTCTGCCGAGTACTCTCGTTTGCCGTCCGGACCAAAGTGACGAACCCGAGGGTGAGCGCGACCACAACGCCCGCTGCTACACCGGTGAAAATCGGAATCTTCATTTCACCCTCCGCACCGGCTGCTCCCACTCGTGATAGATCTTCTCCGGAGGCGGGGCGGGACGGCCCTCACTGGGCGGCACCCAGCCAAACCTGCGCCACGTGGCCTGCACGTCAGCGCCACGCTGATAGCTGAACTTGATGTCGGTCACGGGGACCGAAGGCATGGTCTTCTTGATCATTTCATGCTCCTTTCCGCCAGCGCGGCTTTGGTCTGAGCTACGGCCAGATTCATTTCCTCTCTGTACATATCGGTGAGTGTGACGCTGTTGGCTGTGATAGCGCCACCCATCTGTATCTTCGTTGCGTACTGCTCATGCGAGTACTCATGTTTAAGAGGAGGTGCCGTCATAACCTCCAGCACCTTGGCTGTGAAGACCAGACGCGTGGCTTCTTTGAGGGCAGCGGCAACTGCGGCTTGCTCCTCAGCGGTAAATACGTCGTTGCTAGCAGCGTACTCTGCGAGGTTGCGCCATGAATCACTGTTCATGACATACAAATTCTTTGCGCTGAACCCGGGTGGTGCAAAGTCCTCGGGGTTCGTCTTCATCCGCTCGATCAGGATAAGAACTCCGTCATTCATCTGCTTCTCCTAGTTGGGTGGGGCCTACTCGCTGCGTCTGGTGCTCAGTGCACATGGGGCGTACCCGCAGCATCCGCTTTCGGCCCCGAAATCAAACCTCTTTGCCTTCCAGCCGGTCAGCAACCAGCTTGGCGTAGCCCGCGATGTCGATCCACGAATCCGCATAGTCCGGGTCACCGTTGACGATGCGCCCGAGCTTGTGACAGATCATGTCCATCGCCTCGGCTTGGTCATAGGCAAAAGTTCTGCCATGCTTCTCGGCGTGGGCGCGTAGAACGTTCTTGAGTTTGTACGTGACTTCGGCGTGGCCCTTGAACGTGCCGTACCGCTTGCCGCGCTCGATCAGGGTTGCATCTACATTGGTAGTTGCGGGTGGGGCGGCCTTCCTCACCTCGTCGGCAACCTCGTCAAGCGACTTGTTGTTCAGCTCCTTGTTCAGCTTCCCCCGCACAATGTAGACGTACGCCTTGGAAGTCTTGAACTTGTTGGCAACCTCTTCGGCCTTGGCGCTCGGGTGGGCGAGCATGTAGTTACGGATCTTGGCTGCTGTCGATTTCATTTCTTTCTCCTAGAAAGGTGCTTCTTCAAGCGGAAGTTGTGGTTTGGGTGCGCGACGCTTCCGCATGTACCGCCGCGCCATCTCTTCGGGCATACGCTCGAATGGATTCCATTTGTTCCAGTCAAACTCTTTCGGTTTGCTCAGTTTCTTGTTTGGTGGTGTGTGCATGACGTGACCGGGCAAAAGCCCCGGCAGGTGAAGTTGGGCTTGGCATTCCACACGTTGTTCTTGACCGTGGCCTCAAGCTGGCCCACGTCAGACAGCCACGACACCCACAGCTCCTGCTGGTCATCGGCCGAGTATTCGGTGCGCACGAAGTCTTCGGCGAACAGGAACATCAAGCCCGCCTTGACCTTCTTCACATGGGGGAAGTGTTTGAAGATGGCCAGCGATAGGATCTCAAGCTGCTTGAGGTCTGCGTACTGGCTCTTCTTGCCCGTCTTGTAGTCCACGGTGAACGCCTTGTCATCCTGCAGGATGATCAGGTCGGCGATGCCACGCCACCACACGTTCTTGTCGAAGAACCCGCAGGGCTTGAGGTCAGCGGTCAGACCCAGCTTGTTCTCGCACAGCTTCTGGCCGGGGATGGCGTTGAGCTTGTCGAGCGCCTCCTGCATCTCGGCACGGTACTTCTCGGGGATCGGCTTACCGTTCTCGATGTACTCCTGCGCGATCTTGTGGATCTCGTTGCCGAACGTGAGCGCCTCCGAAGACTCCTCCTTCACGTCCTTGGCGACGCGCAGGTGGTAGTACTTCTTGGGGCACTGCTGGAACAGGCTCAAGTTACTGTATGACCAAGTGATGGGCTTCATTCTTCTACTTTCTCGTAGGTTGCTTCAAAGATGTCGGGCTTGCAGGCGTAGTGCTCGCCTTTCACGCCGGTGATGACCCAGTCGCCGGGGGTCACACAAAGGATGCCCTCCAAGGTATGGATCCTGCCAATCACGGGATCCGCAGGGTGCATGTACACCACGGGGTGGTCGCCGTCTTTGAACCACTGCGTGGCCTCGATGACGATGGGCTTCTTTCTAAATTTCATCACGCCTCTTTCTCTTTGTAATACTTAAACCGGTCCGTCATGTACGTGGACTGCATCGACAACGGCGCAACAGACTTCATGTGGCAGCCCCGGCACAGCAAGTACGCGCTGTCGCCATCGGCACAGGCGAGGCCATCTTCTACCCAAGTCTTTATGCCCCGCACAACCCAAGGGCCGCTGGTTGTTTTGCAGGTGGTGCATACCGCGTTCTTCTTCAGCCGCGTGGTAATCGCCGAGTAGTCCGGAGAGGAGTGAAGGTTGGCGTTACTCACCACCCTGCGCTTGCGCGAACACGTGTAAGAGCATGCGGAAACACGTTTGTAATGGGTGGGCGTCAGCAGCATCTCGGACCCGCAGACAACGCAGGGCTTCGGGATACGTACCACTTTCGCCGCAGACGCACAGGCCCGCCCACAGTAGTGGTGCGCGTTTCGTTTCGCCCAGCAAGCGTAGGTTTCAAACGGAAGCCCGCAGTAGTCGCAGTTGAACCCCAGCTTGGCCTTGTTCCTCTGTATAGAGGTCAACTGCCCACGCTGATAGCCCATCCCATCTTTCGGAGGCGGGATGTTCTTGTAGTGATGCTCGTAGCCGTTGCCCTTCATCAGCAGTCTCCATACGTGAAAGCCATGCCCGACTCGCAGTTGAGCGGCAGTCCCTCGGCCCACTTAGGTGCCGTGCGCATGCAGTCCTCGATGAACGCCTGCGCTTCCCCGGCTTGCGACTCCGGCACCACACAGGCGATGGCGTCATGCACAGTCAGCACCACGCGCAGCTCCTTGGCGATCATCAGCATCTGCTCACCGATCACGCAGCGGGCCACCGCTTGACACAGGTTCTCGGCCACCTTGCCGCCGTAGATACGGTTGCGCCCCTGCCGGGTCATGTAGCTGTAGCCACCCACGGGCTCTCGGCGCAGCTCCGGGTAGTTGATGAACATGCCGTTGGGCAGCTCGATGCCGGTGAAGGGGGACACCGACAGCACGCCCCGGGCGTCGACGTTGTCGCCCGCCTTGTTCGCCATCATCCAGTCCAGCACTTGGTTCAGGTGGGTCCACCAGTGTGAGATGCGCGTGTTGGCATAGCGGTACTGCTTGATGATGTGCTTGCAGGTGTCGAGATCCAGCTTGTGGCCCATGTTCTGGAGCTGCGTCTGGAACTTGACCGACCCCATGCCGTAACCCGCGCCGAGCACCGTGGTCTTGCCGATGAACCGCTCGTGGTCAGTGACCGCCGACTCGGGCTTGCCGTAGATGCTGGAGGCCATGTACTTGTACACGTCCTGCTTGAGCGAGAACTTGGTCAGCACGTCGTCCTGCCCCGCCAGCCACGCCAGCACCCGGGCCTCGATCTGGGAGGAGTCGCAGTCGATGATGACGTGACCCTTGGGCGCAGTGATACACCGCTTGAGCTTGTTCTTCTGCTCGCCCCGGCTGGGCAGGTTCTGCAGGTTCACAGCGTCCGAGCCGCCCCAGCGGCCGGTGTGCGCGGCGTAGTACTTGAGCGGGATCGGCAGCTTGTGGTCAGGGGTGCGGCTGGCGATGTCGATAAACCGCTGGGTGCGGGACTCCTCCAGCGTGGACTTGGCTCCGATCCGTGCGGCGACGATCGCTTGCACCCGCTCATCAGGGTGGTCGAGCAGCCGCAGAAAGTCCTCGTCGCTCTTTGCGAACGCATAGGTCTCTTTGTCGGTGGTCGGGCTGATCTTCATCGGGGGCACGACCCCGAACGATTCGAGCAGTGCCGCAAACTTCTTGTTGCTGTTGAGGATCTCGGGCGTGATGTTGGCCTCGGTGAACAGCTTGCGCTTGCGCTCCTGCACATCCTGCAGGTGGGCCTTGAGTCGCTCCTCGTCCAGCTCCAGCACCGGGTCGCTGAACATGCGGATGGTCAGGTCAATGAGCCGCTTCTCCTTGACGGGGAAGTTGGTGTCCAGCTCCTTGAACAGGCGGTAGGTCAACTCAACGTCGTTCACGCAGTAGCTGGCGTACTGGGCGAGGTGCTGCGGGGTGAAGTCCGCACGGCGGTAGCCCTTGGCGTCCTCAACCTCATGCCCTTTCTGGCCTATCCCGAAGTGCTCGACCAGCTTTGCCAGCGAGACGCTAGCCGTCGGGCCCAGCACCGCCCGCGCCATAGACAGCGTATCGAGCCACGCCTTTGGCCGGATGCCGAAGCGCCACGTGAGGATGGCCGCGTCGAACACGGCGTTGTGGGCTAGCACGAAGTGGTCGCCCCAGTTGAACTGCTGGAGCCATATAAGCGTCTGCACGTAGTCGCCGCTGAACCACTCGGTCTGCTCGTCGTTGACTTTGACCGCTACGCCGATCACCTCGAACCGGTCATCGCGCACGTACTCCTCGGTCGTCAGCTTGCTCAAGCTGAAGTCCTTGTCGTAAAAAGTTTCGAAGTCGATCGTGATCACGCCGCCCCCTCTTGGGAACTACTATCGCCCCGGGCGCGGATGGCGTCGGCGCACCATTGACTCGCAACCCGCTCCGCTATATCAGCAGGCCAAGCGTACTTGGCGTTAATATCTTCACACACCCGCGCACACGCCTCGCGCTCGGCTGCGGCGACAAGAGTGGCGAAGCGTTGCATCTCATCAAGGTCGATGTGCGCGAGGCCCATCGGTAAGGGGGAACCGATGAGCGTGAGACCGGAGAGGTTCTCCCCTACTTTCAGCCCAGCCTCCCGCGCCATGCGGATCACATCATCTCGGGTCATGCTTGCTTCTGCTCGCTGTAGAGGAACATCAACTGGAGCACGGGGTGCAGGGCCTGCACGTTGCCCTCGTTGATGACCATGGCAGTGCCGCCAGCGCTGCGGATACGCTGGAGTTCTTTGTCTTGGAGTTTGGTGGTGGTTCCCCCGCCCGCCTTGCATTCGATCGCGAGGAACGAACCCCACGCGCAGACGATGATGTCGGGGATGCCCGCGCGGCCCAGCCCGTTGGCTGCGGGGAAGAAGTAGTAAACGTCGTACTCCTTGAGGAGGTTCACTACTTGCTGCTTGACTTTACGCTCCGGAGTGAGAGCCATGTGGATCCTGCTTTAACGCTGCGGGAGGATCCACTCTACCGGAAAACTGGAGGATGTCAAGAAAATTTTATGGGGGTAAATACTACCCCTAACAAAGCGACAGGCTGTCGGTTTGTTGCCCACAGTATAGGCAAAAAAAGACCCGCCGAAGCGGGTCAGGTGCACAGGGCATGAAGACTTAAGCGTCTACGACAAAGCCGGAGTTGTCACGTTTGGCTAAGCCTTTGGCATACAGCCCAACGACGACGCCCGGCTGCTCGAGATGCCGCAGGTCGCTGTCGTCTCCGTCAACCACTGGGCTATCAAGGAACCTGTCAGGAATCCTATCACGCTCACGGAACACCACAGCGACGCGATGCCCCTGCTCCACCGCACGGATGACATGCGGCTGGAACGCATCCACGCCCGAGTATGAGAACGTCAGGTCATAGTTGGGTATGTCCCCGATGTGGCGCTCCGGGTGCTTGGTGTAGTCATAGAACTGCAAGTGCGGGAACGCCCGAAAGATGTTCGGGTAGTACTCACCGCCGTAGGTGAAGTCCACGTTCTCCCACTTGATATCCGACGTGCCGTTGAGGCGGCACAGGGGGACTAGCCCGCGCCGCTGCGCCGTGCGGATGAGGGTGCGGATCGACGGTATCAGCTTGGCGAAGAAGGCTGTCCTGTCCTCGAAGAACAGTTTGGTCTTCCTGATCCTCGCCTGCTGTACGCTCTTGAACGCGCCTCGCCCGGCCGTGTTCAGGCACGGGCCGTGGCACTGCGCGATCTCGGCCATCGCACACACGTTGTGGCCCGACAGCTTGTAGGGTGCCAAGTACAGCACCCCCGTGAGAAAGCCGTACGCCTGCCCCTTCACCGTCTTGGCGTTGGTGTCAATGCTGAGCATCCGTTACTCCACAATCAGGAAGGTTGACTCGTTGAACCGATAGCCCACGTCCAGCACCAGCTCGGTGTCCTTCATGAGCTGGAGCACGGCGATCTTGTCCTGCCACGCCTGCGGCAGCTCCTCGAACGAACAGGAGCGCACCTCGCCCTTGGTCACCTCGTCCTTCTCATCGAAGGGGTGGGTGGGGGCCGGGCCACCAGTGGTCTCGGACCACGTGCGATGCAGGTACACGTAGTGCCCCCGGAACATCATGACCCCCTTTAAGGTATGCGCCGACATGTGCCGGGCCAGCTCAAAGTTGGCTAGTGCCGTCTCGAACCGCTCCGACAGGAACGCGTTGCGGATCTCGTCCTCGTGGAATGGCACACCCTTGAGCAGGTTGTACAGCGCGATCTGCATGGCGGCACCCGACGGCGCGTACTGCGCCCGCTCGATGGGCCTAGTCAGATCCCGCATCGTGTTCTGTAGGCTATCCCGTGCACCGTGCATCGCCTCGTACAGCATCTCGGGCAGAGACTGCGCGAGGAAGTACCGCGACGCCGTGCGCACCGCCACGTTCGGATCCCGCGTCGACTGCATGTTGCCCTTGCGCCCATTGTCGATACGCTGGGAGCGCAGCACGTAGTGCCAGTTCTGGTCGGACCGGCGCGCGTAGTTTTGATTGACGAAGATCCTGCCCGCGAAGATGCCATCCTGTAAGACGTTAACCCCACGGGTGTAGCGAGCATCCTCGGGCAAGGCTTCCCCGCCCGCGATGCAGCGGTGATACGACTCGTTGTCGCTATAAGCGGTGCCACCAATGACCGCCTTGCTCTGGAACGTCCAGCTCGGGTGCTTGAGGGCGAGCTTCTCCACCACCTCAGCGAGCTTGGGGTCGAGCTGGATGCCCGGGTTCAGATGAATATTTGCCAGCATTTCTATCTCCTTACCACTTGAACTTGTTGATGATCTCGTCAACCGACGACTTGAGTTCGGCCCGGGCCGACGGGAGTTTGCGCAGGTCCTCCGGGTCAACACCAACCAAGGCTTTCTCAAGCATGCGTCGGGCATCTTCGAGCTGCGGGTCCTTGGTCACGTTGAGCTTGGACAACAGCGCGCACAACTCCAGCGGCTTGTTCACGATCGAGTCGCGGAAGATGTTGCGCGTGCCATCGGGCGCGTCGGTCAGCCGCTCGACCATGTGCGACAGCATGGCGTGCAGCCGCTCCCACGGTTCGCGCATGGCCTCGGCCACCTTCTGGTTGAACATCTTGTCGTACTGCTCGGCCAAGTCTTGGCGCACTCGGTCCTCGCACTGGATACGGAAGTCACCCTTCTCCGGCACAGGCAGGAAGTTGAACTCGAACTTGAAGCGCCGGGGCAGCGTCTCCACGTCGGGGAACTCCTCGGCCACGAAGTAGTCGCCGAGCTTGAACGCTTGCGCGCTAACCAGTGATGGGTAGATCTTGATGAAGTCCTCGACCAGCGCGTTGAAGTTGGCCTCCATCGTGCCGAGCTGATCCCGATACGCGAAGAAGTTCTCCATCGGCAGCAGGCCCACGCCCTTCATCCACGGGAGGGTTTGCTGGTTGTTCCAAGCACGACACTTAGCAGCGTACTTGTTGATCTTGGACAGGTGATCGCTGCCCGCCATCAGGTACTTGTAGACCGCGCCCGCCTCGGAGTCGGCGTTCTTGGACTTGTTGACCTCGTCGGTCGTGTCGTTGTCACGCTTGCGCGCAGTCCACGTGCTGATACGCAGCTCGACCAGCATGGCCATGGATGACAAAGAAAGGGTAGGCGTTTCAAAGTTCATTTCGTTTCTCCAAAGTAGGATGCGAGAAGGTGGCGGACCACCTGACCATTGGTGGGCATGAAGCCCAGTGTTGCGACTAGATCGTCGCGAACCTTCATCAGCAGCAGCCACGTCTCGTGGTTCACGCGGATGCTGTAGTTCATGTCGTCGTTCTTCATTTGCTATCTCCTGTGATCCCGTGCTTGCGCTCGATGGCGCGAGTGCGCTCGTCCCTGCTCAAGTAAGTGCGCCATATCTCGTCAATCTCCTCCTCCGTCAGCGGCTGGCGCTGGGGCGGGGCGGTGTAGAGGGGCATGCATGTCCACCCCTCCGGCAAGTTACCTTTTGGGTCTTCGTAATGGATGTCATCTTCTTCGCCGTACGCGTCGATGGTCATCCACGCCACCGGCTGCTGCTTCTCCCGCTCCAGCGCTGCTCGCGCCTGCTTCGTGATGCGCTCAGCATCTTCCTCATTGGTCTTGGCCTTGATTGGGCTATACGGGGACTTGTGGTTGCAGTTCGGGCAGACAAGCCACTCGGTGTGAGGCTCCTGCTTCTCGGCCTGCTCAATGGCGGCGCGGAGTTTGCCAATTGTTTCTTCACGCCATGGACTGTCCTTCTCCAGCGCCTCCAGCGCCTGCTTCATCGTCTCAACGTAGTTCATTTGCTATCCCCCATCAGCTTCATGTTCGAGTCGATCTCGATCTGCATAAGCGCAGTCATCGGGATCACCGCCGCTGCCTTGTACGACGGCGGCTTGATGATGTGCGACTTCTCGCTGGGCACGTCTTTGATCCACGCCCGCTCGACCACCGACGCGGAGTTCAGCGTCTTGGCTATGTCCATCGCTTCGTCGATCGACAGGAGAAACTTGGTCTCCCCGATCATCAGCATGACCTCACCCATGGTTGTTCTCCTTCACGTTGACCTTCTGGCCCTTGGGCACGCGGAATGACTCACTACCAATGACACACCACAGGATGGGTTTGTCCACGCCCGCCCACCGATCCGGGTTCGATGACATGTACCCATCCGTCAGGATGATGTACGCGTCGGGGTTCAGCCCCTTCTTCGCAAAGTACGGGGGCAGGCAGTCCGGGTTGGTGCCACCGCCGCCCTTGGGCTTGGCCTTGTGCACCACGTCCTTCATGTCCTTGGCCGTGTAGGTCTCGTGCCCAGCCACCTCGGTGTCCCAGTACAGAACATCGAGCACACCGGGCGAGGCAACCTTGATCGCCTTGTTGAGTTCACCCATGAACAGCTCCAGCATCTCGCCTTCGATAGAACCGGATGTGTCCATCGCCACGACCAACGACTTCATCCTCTTGCCCATGATCGAGGGCAGGATGATGTCTTGCCACAGGAAGTTGCGGTGCGCGCGCCGCCAGCTCGGGCTATCCCGATCCTTGAGGGACACGCGGATGAATGTGCGCAGCACCTCACGCCAGTCCACCTTGGGCTCGAGCATGCGCTTGACCGAGCGCAGCATGTCGCCGCCGATGTTGCCCGCGTAGACACCGCCTTGACGCAGGGCACCCTCCACGTCCTGAGCGAGCTGCTTCTGCTCCTCGGTGCTCATGGTCTTGGCACCTTCCCAATCGTGGTCGTCCATGCCAGCACTCGAACTTTCCGACTGACCGTCGGTTTGTTCGTCGCCCGTGCCGTCGCCGGGTTCGCCTTGCCCGCCCTGCTTCTTCTCTTCCTCCTGCTCCTTGGAGAGAATGTCGAACACCTGCTTGGTGTCCATGCCACGGAAGCGCACGTCGATCAGACCGATCGGCTTGCGGGTCTTCTTGTCCATGGGCATCTGGATAGTCGTGCCCTCGGGATCCATGTCTTGCAACTGGATGTTGATCACGTAATCGCACGCGTAGTTCGCCAGCCTGCGATTGCGCTCGTACAGGTGACGCCACGTGGTGAGGTGGCGGTAGCACTTGTGCATGTTCTCGTGCAGCACAAGGAAGGCCAGCTCTTTGTCGGACAGCTCATCGACAAAGGCTCGGCCGTACATGGCGTCGCGACCATTGGTCGCCGCCGTGATGGGGGCATCGAGGACCGAGGTCTTGCCCACCATGAACAGGCCCGCGAAGAACGCGAACCGCTTGTCACGCATCAGAGACACGTGCACCAACTCCAGCCGACGCTCGGCTGCTAGCTTCTTGACTGCCAACATTAGGGCCTCCATACAAAAACGTCCAATAGGACAACAATGATTGCAAGCAGGAACACCACCCGCTCGACTTTCTCAACACGACTCATCTCACCTCCTTCGCTGCGGCGATGGCGGCGCGGGCTTTGTCGCCCCACGGGTTGCCTTGTCTGAAGTGATACGAATAGTCCCTGACGATTTCCTCCAACGCCTCCAGCAGTTGCGCGTTCACGCTGTGCAGGCGTTTGCGCTCCTGCTCCAGTTCGTTGGCGTAGCGCCACCCTTCGCGCTCGGATTGGTGCAGGCGGCGCAGTTCGGCGGCAAACTCAGCGCACCCTTCCATATCCTTCCAAGCGGTCTCCAGTTCATCAGCCAGCCGCAAGGCTTCGGGTTGTTGATCCATGATTACCTCCGATCAAAGTCTTCGAGTCGCCGGGCATGCTCCAGCCGCTCGTACTCTTCAACAATCGCACGGTCACGCGCCTCCTCGTTCGCTTGCTCGGCGAGATCCCAGAGCCGGGCCTCGGCCTCCTCCCACGTGTCGCCGTCTTCCATGATTTCGCGAATGGTTCTCTTCATCACATCATCTCCAAAGTAATAAGTTGCCACTGCACCATCGAGTGGGTGCTGACCAGCGTCAGCATCTTCTCGGCCAGCTCCCTGTCTTCGAATGCGTACGGGCCAACGCCATGCCCGCTGTGATCAACGTGCCACCAGTGCAGCACGTAGACCAGCTTTGGCTCCATGCGGCTCATCGCGTCATGCTCCCGATCAGTTCATTGACGGACTTGGCCGACGCCTTGATCTCGTAGCCCAGCTTCTTGATCTGCACCAACGTGTCGTCGGTCAGGGTCTTTGTGCCCGCGATGGCCGCGAACGCTTTGGCCTTGTCGCACGCCGGGTAGTACACCCACTTGCCGTACTTCGGCTCGATGATTACTTCGATGTTCATTTGCTTTCTCCTTCCAAGTTACAGATACGCTCCAGAAGTTCTTCAACCTCCAGCCACTCAAGGCGACCCTCTACATCGCTCGTGATCGGCGTGTCGTAGGTCAGGTCGTAGTCATCAATGCCCGCATCAGTCTCCGCGTTCCACTTGATCACGGCCAGCTCCCACTGACCCTCGGGCCCGCCGTAGCTGAACGCTGTGCGGATCACGCTCGCGCCGTACCCGTTGGGGAACCGGTACAACTTCTGCACACCACCCATCCCAGCGGGGTGGCTGCGCTCCTCGACTTGATACTCATCCATTGCTTTCTCCTTAAACAATCCGACACGCTGTCGGTTAGTCCTTCAGCCCCGCGAACATGTACTGGTTCTCGCGAGCCCACGTCACGAACGACGGGTGCGTGAGCAGCCATGCCTTCTTGTCTTTGATCTCGAGCGCCGAGTTGATGAACACGGCTTGCGTCTCCTTGGGCATGCGACGGACATACCGCATCCAAGTGGCGAAGTTCTCACGCGTGATGACCCGCACCGCCTTGAACACCAGAATGCACTGGGCCGCAGGCGAAGTGGGCACGATGGCCGAGTCCGGCGAGGTCTCGATGGATTCACGGGTCGGCAGTTGATCGGCCAGCTCGATGTAGCTCTGCAGGTCACGGCTTGCAGAGAACCCGATGGTGCCGTCGAGTGCGCCGATGAACGCGTTCTCGGTCAGCTTGTCACGCCGGGCCACCCAATGCGACGCCTTGACCAGCGAACGGGGCGAGACGAACGCAGTCTGCGACGCGTCGTTGGGGTTGAAGATGTAGGGGTTCTTCTCTTGGCCCGGATCCATGTACGACGCCATGCAGTACTCGGTCTCGTGGACCCACGCGATCACCTCCTCGGCCACGCCCGCGTTGTTCGCCCACGCACACCACTCCATGGCGGTCGGCTTCATGTAGTTGATCCACGTCTGGCGGTTGCGGGTATGGGCCTTGGCGCTGTCGCCCACGCCGTCCGTGACCATGTTGCCCGTGGTGAACACGATGGTGTCCGGGTGCAGGTTGAAGCTACCGAGGCGGCGCTCGTGCAGCAGCGGGTGCAGAGTGTTGCGCACGTAGTCGTCAGTCTTCGTCCACTCGTCGATCATGATGACCAGCGGCTCACCGGTGTGCAGCCCATAGGATGCAGCCGGATAGAAGTCCAGCGTGCGCGTCTCGTGGTTCGGGATGGGCATACCCGACTGGCCCACGTCGGTGTTGGGGCCGTCGATGTACACGCCCTTGAACCCGGTGCGAGCGATGATCTCCTTGTGCATGGCGGTCTTGCCGACACCGGGCTCACCCATGAGGTGCACGGCGTTGTCGCCCGCGTTGAGCAGCAGGTCAACGGACTCGGCGAAGTTGAGGCGACGGGACAGATTCAGATCAGACATTTGATTCTCCAAAGGTGGTTTAAGAAACCGACACGGTGGTCGGAAAGTTCAGGCCACGCGGCCCAGCTTGTCACGCAGGTAATCCCACATCAGGTCATGGGCACGTTCGCGCTGGCCGGTGCGCATGAGCTGAAAGATCTCGCGAAGCTCCACGACACCGTCGTGCCCGAACCGGTCGTTGAACTCTTCCCGGATCTCGTCGTCATCGAACTCACTGAGATCTACTTCCACGTAGGTGGATATGGATGGCATTTGCTTTCTCCAAAGTTGGTTTACGAACGGGGACTTTTCTGGTTGGTGTCCATGACGGTCCGGTGTGCGGACGCGCTGGTCACAAACTGATACGGGCCCTTGCCGTACTCCTGCACGACGCACCACGACAGGCGTGCCTCATGCGCGAGTTGGTCGCCGCAAGCGCGGCATGTGTGGTAGCCAAGCTGCCAACGGGCGATGTGAACATCGTCGCCGCAGAGCTGACAATCAAAGTATTCGTTGCTAGTGTGATGGTGCACAGTACCCTCCAATAAAGGAACAAAGCGACAAGCACGTCGGTTTGTTGGTACCCGGGGACAACGCCCGCTGCGCTGTCAACCACCCGATGTACCAAGGTACATCATACCACAAATACTTGACAATGTCAAGACCCCGTTAGCGTTTACCGAGCATTGTTTGCATACTTGGGCCGATGTACGGGTCATGCTTGGGTTCGTTCACATCCCACATCGTCAGCACCGGGAGCGAGCCGTCCTTGGGGTAGTACCAATACACAGGTGTGAACTCGCGCCCGTCCAGCTCCGCCTGCGCGGTCTCCCGCGTGCACTCCACGCCCGCGTTGTGCTCCATCAGCAGTTGCGAGTACGCCTTGGCGAACGCACCGGTCTTGCGCATCACCATCGAGGGGTCGAGGAGGGTTACGTTGTAGACGACGCGTGGGTCGTCGCTGCTGTAGACGTATTGCTTGGTCATAGCTGTGCGTGGATGAAGTACCGCTTGTTGAGTGCGACTTCGGGCGACTCGTTCATGTCCCAGAGCGTGAGCACAGGCACCCCGTCCTCACCGTACCACCAGTAGATCCTCGTGAACTCCCGGCCACCGAACTCGGCCGCCGCCGTCTCGAACACGCACTCGTCGCGGGCAACGGCAGGTAGCCACCTCTCGCGGGGCACGTTGTCCAGCGCCAGCCGGAGCTGCCGCTCGATGATGCTGGGCCTCCACGGCACCTCGGGGTTATCGATCATCGTTCATATCCCAGAGCGTCATGATGGGCGGCTGGCCCGGCTGGCGGTACCAGTAGATGGGCGTGAACTCCCGTCCATCCCGCTCGGCCCGCCGCTTCTCAAGGTTGGCCATCTCCCGCACGAACCGGGCGAGGTGTTCGAACGGCACATCCTTCATCCACCCATTGGTCCGCACACCACTGAAGAAGTCCCGCTGCGCCATGCGTTCGCGCATGTCGAAGACTTCCTCCAAGGTCATCAGCTTTGCCATAGCTCCTCCAACATTCCGACACCGCGTCGGTTAGTTCTTGCCCGCCATGGCCGAGCGGCCCCGACGGATCAGGTCGAAGATGTCGTCGCCCGCCTCGCCCTCGTGCACCGTTTCCGGTTGGGGGTTGTCCGTGCTCTCGTCCACGACCGCAGGCTGCACCGGAGCGGGCAACGCATCCTCGTCCCACAGCTCATCGTCCTCCGCACCTCCCTGAGCCGGGACGATGCGCGGCTTGATGATCAGCACCGGCACGTCAGGTTCAGCGAACCGGGGCTGCGCCTTGGTTGGTACTTTGTAGCTACGCGAGTCGTGCATCCCCTTGGCGTCGTACCCGGCCAGAACGGCAGCGTCCAGCAGGATCTTGATGTGAGTCGGGTTCTTGGGTCGCAGGGCGATGAGTTCCTCGTCGGGCGGCGCGATCAGGTGGCGGCGCTCTTCCTGCTCGGGCAGCAGTCCGTTGGGATTGGACAGCTCAAGGCGCTTCGCCCGCACGGCCTTGGACTCGGCGAAGTGGAACGGGTTAACACAGAATGGATTGGAGCACCTGTGGACAAGTCTAGGCCCGGCCGGGACGAACCGGCAGATGGTGAAGAGGATCCGCATGACGGAGGTCGTGCCGAACCGCCTCGCCAGCGGCGAGTTGGGGGAGAGCATCGGCATGGGGGTGGAGGACTGGGGCCAGAGGTAGCAGTCGTCCTTGACCGTGCAGTTGTCGAGGAGGTCGTCGGCGTTTTGGTACTTGATGGGGCGGGGCATGGGTTTGATATCCTTAACCGTAAAACTGTCTTATGAGGCCTGAAGCATATCTTTCAAAATCAAGAAAGTCAACGTTTATGCGGGTCTGCGAGGGGAAAGATCAAAAATATTTGGTGTTGTTCCTGTCGCGGGGAACTATAAAGAGGGGGAAGAGAGCGGGGGCCCAATCATCCAGCAGCTCAAGTTTTTCTGTGTTGAGGCGGGGGGATTCCCGGGACCTCTCACTGTTCGCCAAGTCCTGAACAATACAATATATTATATATCTTATAAGAGAAGAAACAAACAAAATCAACAACTTAGAGAGGGAGGTGCCTACTGGAAAGATATGCCAGCGACGGGGTTTGGCAATATTACGGAAATCGCCTTGTTAGTTATGAAAACTCGGGGTGTGTAATACTCTGTGGATAAGTGGGTGCGGAGGGGGTCAGAAAACGCGTCCGTCAGAGGAGAAACGCCCGCGTAGCTGCTTGTGGATAACCTGTGCGCAACGCCCGCTTTTCTGCTTAAAATTTAGGCAGTAAGACAGTTAACAAGAAAAAAGCATACTTATGGCTGTAACGCTTTCACCGGCTGGGCGGTCTTCTCGGTTACAGTCTTACAAGAAAGTATTCAAAAATCGAAAAACAACCCGACAGCGTGTCGGAATGTTGCCCGCCCTGCTATGTCAGCGCGGGCGAGGCGGGCCGGACCATAAACTTTCCATGGCCATCCTATGCTTTGCTATGTCTATGTCGCCACGCCCGCATGGACTACCCCGTTGCGTGGTACCAACCCCGCCCGCGTGGGCTGGCCCGTTCGTTCTCCTCCCGGAACTACTATCCGTGTAGCGCAGCATAGGTTGTGGCCCGATGAGCTAGCTCAAAACTGACGCGGGGGCTGGCCCGTTCTACGCTATGCCGTTGCTCGAGGCCCGGGAACTACTATCGCGCCCGCCGCGACCGGGGCGGGTCGGGCGGGTCGGGCGGGCAGGATCGCGCAGACGCAAAAAAGCCCCGACTGCCGAAGCAGCCGGGGCGAGCGAAGCGGGCAGGGTCAGGCGTGGCGGGCGTGATCCCACAGGACGGCCATGGCCAGCCCGAAGCAGAGCAGGGCCGCGACCGCGAACCCGAGCGAGACGGTACCGAGGGCAATGCCCGCGACGAGGGTGAGCGCGCCGAGGACGACCGACGCGAACACGAACTTTTGCGCGAAGTCAGACATACGATTCTCCAGAATAGAAAAGCCCGGCCACCGAGCGGGTGGCGCGGGCCGGGTTGATTACGACAGGGCGAGCAGGGCAGCCTGCAGCTTGGCGTCGGCATCCGAGGTCTTGGCCTTGGCCAATTCCTTGGCACGCTCGAGCAGCTTATCGAGCACCGCCTTGCGGGCGACGGCCTCGGCCTCGAGCACCGGCTTTTCGCGCCGGGCCTTCTCTTGCGCCAGCGCCTGCGCCTTGCGCAGCGACTCGACCGTGCCCGCCTCGACCGCCGCAGTCAGCTCAATCTCGAGCTGGTTATCGGTCTTGGCCTGCAGCTCGGCCAATTGCTTGGCGCGCTTTTCGGACATGGCCTTGGCCGCCTTGGACTCGGCCTTGGGCCGCTCGAAGCCGCAGGTCTTGACGATGCGATTGACCGCACGCTCCCAGACCTTGGCGGCCGCCTCGTCGGACGGCGCGCCCTTATCACGGCAGCCAGTGACGTAAGCCGAGCGAATCGCCATGAAGGTCAGGTAATCGCGGCCCTTGACCAGATCGAACAGGGACACGTCGCACTGGCCGAGGGACCGCTCGGCGCGGGCCTTGGCATCCTCGGCGACCCAGTAGTCGCGGCCGAGTTGCTCGATCGTCTCCATCTCGCTCGGATCGAGCAGGACGGATTGATTGTCAGCGCCGACGGCGGAAACGGAAGCTTGAATGGCTTGAGACATGATGTATTCTCCAAAGTAGGTCGGGCACATCGCCCATAACAAACCGACAGGGTTGTCGCTTTGTTATCTGGCTGGCGGGCATCACCCCGTCGCCATGTATGTACTATATCAAACCAATAGATAATGGGGCGATATTCCACACGCATCGCGGGCAGGGTTAAGTAATGGGGATGACGTGAGCGCATCGCCCGCGCCGCCTATGTATCGCAACGCACCACGCGGCCAGAAAAAATCGCGCCGTCTCGCTCCGGAGAGACCCGGGCAGGGCCAGAAAAAACTCCCCCTCGCTCCGGACAGACCCCCCACCACCCAGATTTCCGTCGAGGGGGACCCCGCACACATACACAGTGTTTTGCACAGTGGAGGAGAAGAAATAGTACTTTTAACTTCTGCAAAGACCCCCCTCCCCCTTTGTTGTTTGCGGCGGGCGGCGCGGGCAAAGCTGCCGGGAAACACCCCCCGGGTAGGAGTCCCAACCTCCTTTGCTTGTCCGTTACCATATTTTTCTGTTACCCTCCGCGCATTACTGGAGTGCTTTGTTCTTCCTCCATGCCACTGAACATTCAACCTGATAAGACTGTCCCCTACCCCGACACGCTTGAGCCTGAACAGGCCACCACGCTGCGGGAGAACATGGACATCGCGGGCAACACGGCTGCGCTGCTCAGCGGGCTGCGCGGGCAAGACGTGGCGGGCGACTCCGATGACGGGGTGCCTTCGCTAGACTCCTCCACGGACGAAGATCAGGCCAAGGCCGACGAGATCTTCAAAGCCTTTGCAGAGAAGGCCAAGCAACAGTTCGAAGAGGCTCTGTCCTCCGAAGCCGAAACGCCGGTCAAGCGCGGGCGAGGCAGGCCACGCAAGTACCCGCTGGCAGATAAGACCCCCGTCAATCCTCCGCAGTTGTATCAGGGCAATGTGGCCCAGCGCATCCGCACGATGCTCGACGAATACAACGCAGAGACAGTGGCCGACGTGGCAGAGCTGCGTCAGGTGATCACCAACAAGCTGCTCGATCTGTCGATGTGCGGTGACCCCAAGATCGAGATCAAGGCCACGGAGATGCTGGGCAAGATCAGCGACGTGGGCCTGTTCACAGAGAAGACCGAGATCACGGTCAACTACAACTCCGTGAGCGACTTGGATCAGGCGATCAAGGACAAGGTGCGCAAGATGCTGACTGCACATGCGGTCGACATCGCTCCGATCGAGCTAGACATCGACAAAGAGCTGGGGGACACCCCGCTCATCGAGGACATCACGCCCGCCGAGCCCGCGCAGCCCGTCGCAGACAGCGGTCAAGACCAGCCGGACGTGCCCGATGAGAGCTGAGAAGGCCACCGGTGCACTGGACGCGGAGCTGACTGCGCTTCTTGCGCAGCTCGACAAGCTCCCGGACTCCAAAAAGCTGCAGATCTTGGCCGACTTGGAGCGCCGCGAGCAGCTCCTTGAGAAGGAGAAGGCCAGAAATACCTTCATGGGCTTCGTAAATAAGGTCTGGCCGGAGTTTATTGGGGGTAGGCACCACTCAATAATGGCCAAAGCCTTTGAAAGGGTAGCTAATGGGGAGTGTAAACGGCTGATTATCAACATGCCGCCCCGGCATACCAAGTCGGAGTTCGCCAGTTATCTACTTCCGGCGTGGTTTTTGGGGAAATTCCCCAACAAAAAGGTCATTCAAAGCTCAAATACCGGCGAATTGGCGGTTGGATTCGGGCGAAAAGTCCGAAATCTTGTGGATTCCGAGGTTTACGGGGACATTTTCCCGGATTTGCACCTCCAGCAGGACTCGAAAGCGGCGGGGCGGTGGAACACCAGCGCGGGCGGCGACTACTTCGCCATCGGTGTGGGCGGTACGGTCACCGGCAAGGGTGCCAACCTGCTCATCATCGACGATCCACACTCCGAACAGGAGGCGGCGCTGGCGGCGACCAACCCGGACGTGTTCGACAAGGTCTACGAGTGGTACACCTCGGGCCCACGGCAGCGTCTGCAGCCGGGCGGGGCCATCGTGATCGTGATGACGCGCTGGGCGCAGCGGGATTTGACGGGCCAAGTGCTCAAGGCGGCCGCTGCCCGTGGTGGCGAGCAGTGGGAGGTCATCGAGTTTCCGGCCATCATGCCCTCGGGGCGGCCCCTGTGGCCTGAGTTCTGGTCGATCGGGGAGCTGGAGGCGCTGCGGGCGGAGCTGCCCAACAGCAAGTGGCAGGCCCAGTACCAGCAGAACCCGGTGGGCAACGAGTCGGCCATCATCAAGCGTGACTGGTGGAAGTGGTGGGAGAACGAGACCCCGCCGCACTGCGAGTACATCCTGCAGACGTGGGACACGGCCTTCGAGAAGAATCAGCGGGCGGACTACTCGGCGGGCACCACGTGGGGCGTGTTCACCAACGAGGAGGACATGACCAAGAACCTCATTCTTTTGAACACGTACAAAAAACGTGTCGAATGGGTGGAGCTGAAACGCGATGTGCTCGAGGAGTACAAGGAGTGGGAGCCCGACGGCCTGCTCATCGAGAAGAAAGCCACTGGTGCGCCCCTGATCTATGAACTCAGATCCATGGGGATCCCGGTTCAGGAGTTCACTCCAAGTAAGGGGCAGGACAAAATTGCCCGCCTGAACGCGGTCAGCGACATAATCGCGTCTGGGAAAGTGTGGGTGCCGCGCACTCGTTGGGCCGAGGAGTTGGTCGATGAGATTGCGGCGTTTCCGTCCGGCGAACACGATGACTTGGTCGACGCGACGACTTTGGCCCTGATGAGGTTTCGTCAGGGTGGGTTTCTTCGCTTGCCCACAGATGAGCGCGAAGACATCAATTGGTTCAAGGGTTATCGCCGCGAGCGGCTCTACACAGTTTAAGGAATCTCTATGGCCACCAGCTCTATCGACAAATCTCTCTACGCTGCACCCACGGGTCTGGCGGCCGCGCTCCCTGAGCCGGAGATGGAGATCGAGATCGAGAACCCCGACGAGGTCAACATCGGCATCGGTGATGTCGAGATCAGTTTGACTCCCGACCCCCGCACGGATGAGACGGACTTCGACGCCAACCTCGCCGAGTTCATGGATGAGAGTGCGCTGCAGAGTTTGGGGGAGGATCTGGTTGAGGACTTCGAGAAGGATGTCAACGACCGCAAGGACTGGATCCAGACGTATGTGGATGGCTTGAAGCTCTTGGGCTTGAAGTATGAAGAGCGTACAGAGCCGTGGCTTGGCGCGTGTGGTGTGTTCCACCCCATGCTCACTGAGTCGGTGGTGCGCTTCCAGTCCGAAGGCATCACTGAGACGTTCCCGGCTGCTGGGCCCGTCAAGACCGTCATCCTCGGCAAGGACACCCCGCAGAAAGTAGACGCAGCCGCCCGCGTGCAGGCTGACATGAACTACCAGCTCACGGACGTCATGTACGAGTACCGACCTGAGCACGAGAAGATGCTGTGGAACTTGCCCATCGCGGGCAGCGCGTTCAAGAAGGTCTACTACGACCCGAGCAAGGGGCGGCAGATGGCGGTGTTCATCCCCGCCGAAGACATCGTCGTGCCCTACGGCGCGTCGAACCTAGAGACCGCTGAGCGTGTGACGCACGTCATGCGCAAGACCAAGAACGACGTGATCAAGTTGATGGAGGCTGGCTTCTATCGCGACGTTGACTTGGGTGAGCCGACCTATCAGCTCGACGACATCGAGAAGCAGAAGGCCGAAGAGATGGGCATGAGCGCCATCGACGACGATCGGTTCCGCATGCTCGAGATGCACGTGGACTTGAACCTCAAGGGCTTCGAGCACAAGAACAAGAAGGGTGAGGACACGGAAATCGCGTTGCCTTACGTGGTCACGGTGGAGAAGGGCACCCGCAAGATTCTGGCGATTCGCAGGAACTGGTATGACGGCGACAAACTCCACCTCAAACGACAGCACTTCGTACATTACCAATACATTCCCGGGTTTGGTTTCTATGGTTATGGGCTCATCCACCTCATCGGTGGCTACGCCAAGAGCGCGACCATGCTTATCCGCCAGCTTGTTGACGCTGGCACTCTGTCTAACCTCCCCGGTGGTCTCAAGTCCCGTGGCCTGCGAATCAAGGGAGATGACACTCCGATCGCTCCGGGAGAGTTCCGAGACGTAGACGTCCCGTCCGGCTCGATCCGCGACAACATCCTGCCGCTGCCCTACAAGGAGCCGTCGCAGGTTCTGTACTCGCTGTTCGACCGCATCGTCCAAGAGGGCCGCTCGTTCGCCTCCTCCAACGACATGAAGGTGAGCGACATGTCGGCGCAGGCCCCGGTGGGCACCACGCTGGCCCTGCTGGAGCGCCAGCTCAAGGTGATGGGTGCCGTGCAGGCGCGCATGCACTTCACGATGAAGCAGGAGTTCAAACTCCTCAAGACCATCATCGCCGACTACACCCCCGAGGACTACGACTACGAGCCGGAGGAAGGCAGCCGCCGCGCCAAGAAGTCGGACTACGACTCGGTGGACGTGATCCCCGTGAGCGATCCGAACGCCGCCACCATGGCGCAGAAGATCGTCCAGTACCAAGCCGCGCTGCAGCTTGCGCAGACCGCGCCCCAGCTCTATGACTTGGCGCAGCTCCACCGCCAGATGCTCGAGGTGCTTGGCATCAAGAACGCCAACAAGCTCGTGCCGCTGGAGGACGACTTGGTGCCGGTGGACCCTGTGCAGGAGAACCAGAACATTCTGACTGGCAAGCCGGTTAAGGCGTTCATCGAGCAGAACCACGAGGCACACATCGCGGTGCACATGGCTGCCATCCAGAACCCCAAGATCCAGCAGCTCATGCAGATGAACCCCGCCGCGCAGCAGATCATGGCTGCCGCGATGGCGCACATCAACGAGCACATTGCCCTTGAGATGCGCAAGCAGATCGAGATGCAGATGGGCATGCCCCTGCCGCCCATGGAGGACGCAGAGGGCGACAAGGTCTCGCTGCCGCCGCAGATGGCTGATCAGATCGCCATGATGTCCGCGCAGGCTGCGCAGCAGATCCTGCAGCGCGATACCCAGCAGGCTCAGCAGGCTGCCGCTCAGCAGCAGATGCAGGACCCGGTGGTGCAGATGCAGATGCAGGAGCTCAAGCTCAAGGAAGCTGACCTGCAGCTCAAGGCTCAAAAGCAGCAGATCGAGGCGGCAGCCAAGGCCGATCAGATCCGTATCGAGGAGGCGCGCATCGCAGCGCAGAAAGAAATCGCGGCTATGCAGGTGGGAGCATCTGCGGCCGCTGCACGCGACAAGGCTCAGCGACAGCAAGAGACCGAAGGAGCACGTATGGGCATCGACGCGGCCAAACACCGCGCGCAGATGATCATGCAGCAGGCGCAACGGGCAGCGCAATCTAAACAGCCTAGCAAACCGAAGAAGGGGAATGATTGAACGAACTCAAAGTACTGGCCCACGTGGCCAAAGAGATCGCCAAACTGCGGGAAGAAAACGCCGCGTTTGTAGCTGCGAGCCGCGCGGATAACTTCGCGGAGTACAAGCAAGTCTGCGGGATCATCCGGGGTCTGAACTACGCAGAGAACATCATTAACGACCTCGTGCAACGAATGGAAAAAGGCAATGACTGAATTTGATGTGCAGGCGATTGACCTGTCCGGCTTGCTCAACAAGCCTGCTGAAGAAAAAGCCAAGCAGCTCCCGGACCCCCGGACGTTCCACTTGCTTTGCGTGGTTCCCGAGGCGATGGAGGAGTACGCGGACAGTGACGTGGGCATCATCAAGGACGCCAAGACCATGCACTACGAGGAGGTTCTGACCCCCGTGCTGTTTGTGATCAAGGTGGGCCCGGACGCCTACAAAGATACGACTCGGTTCCCTAGTGGCCCGTCGTGCAAGGAAGGCGATTTCGTTATCGTCCGCCCCAACTCGGGCACCCGCCTGAAGATCCACGGTCGTGAGTTCCGGATCATCAATGATGACTCGGTCGAGGCCGTTGTCGAAGACCCGCGTGGGATCACCCGCGCTGCTTAAGGAGTAGATATGCCACTGCCCAAGTTTGAAGGCGAAGATTTCGAGTTTCCGGACGAGAAAGAAGCCAAAGAGAAAACCAAGGCCGCCGCTGCCGAAGACGGTGACGACGGTTTCAAGATCGAGATTGAAGACGACACTCCTCCGGAGGATCGCGGCCGCAAGAGCGCGCCCCCGCCGGACGACCCGTCCGAAGATGAGCTGGCCTCCTACGACGAGAAGGTGCAGGCCCGCATCAAGAAGTTCACCCGTGGATACCACGATGAGCGGCGCGCCAAAGAGGCCGCCCTGCGCGAGCGGGAGGCTGCTGAGCAGTACGCCCGACAGGTTCTGGAGGAGAACAAGAAGCTCCAGAAGCAGCTCGCCAGCGGCAGTCATGTGCTGATCGAGCAGTCGAAGTCAGCCGCAGTGAGCGCGCTTGAAGTAGCTAAGAAGAAGTACAAGGAAGCCTACGAGGCCGCTGACACCGACGCGATCATCGCCGCGCAAGAAGAGATTGCGAAGGCGACTTGGCGTATGGAGCAGGCCGAGCGCATGAAGCCGATCAAGGAGGAGGAGTTTGTCGCTCCGGCCGCCCCGGCACCCGCAGCTCAGGATCTCAACCCCCGCACCAAGCAGTGGGTTGAGAGCAACAAGAGCTGGTTTGGTCAGCGCGGTTACGAAGATATGACTATGATGGCGATGGGGCTTGACAGAAAGCTTCAGCAGCAATATGGTCCCGACTACGTTGGTACGGATGAATACTTCCGCACCATTGACAAGACGATGCGCAAACGTTTCCCCGAAGCCTTTGAGGACGTAGGGAGCTATGAGGAAGATGAAGACCCTCCTCCTAAAAAGAGGTCTGAACCGGCTGACGAGGATGACACCCCGCGCCGTGCAACACGTCCTGCTGCCGTTGTGGCTCCGGCCTCACGCAGCACTCCGCCTAACCGCGTGAAACTGAAGGCATCTCAAGCGAACATCGCACGTCGACTTGGGGTCCCTTTGGAACAGTACGCCAAACAGGTTGCTTTACTTAATCGAGGTGAATGATGGAACAGCAGGCTCAAACTCAAAACCGTACTCGGCGTGATTTGGAGGCCCGCGAGAAGACGCAAATGCGTCCTCAAGCATGGCGTCCGCCGGAGACGCTGCCTACGCCGGATGATCGTCCGGGCTGGCGGCATCGCTGGATTCGCCTGAGCACGATGGGCACCGCTGACCCCAGCAACATCTCTTCTAAGCTACGCGAAGGGTACGAACCCTGCAGAGCAGAGGATTACCCCGAGCTGATGATGCACGCAACCACTGAAGGTCGATTCAAAGGGTCGATTGAAGTGGGTGGACTGTTGCTCTGCCGCATTCCGACTGAGTTTCTGGAGCAGCGTATGAAATATTACGAGGGCCAGAACTCCGCTCAGATGGATTCGGTGGACAACAACTTCCTTCGTGAAAATGATCCTCGTATGCCTCTTTTCTCTGAAAAGAAGACGAAGGTCACTTTCGGTTCAGGTTCTTAAATTAGGAGTCTTCAATGGCTTACCCCACCATCGACAAGCCGTATGGCTTGAAGCCGATCAATCTGATCGGTGGTCAGGTGTTCGCCGGTCAAACTCGCCAATACGTCATCGCTAGCGGATACGGTACTAGTATCTTCAACGGCGACGTGGTGAAGATTGTCTCGACGGGCACGATTGAAAAAGACACTGGTCAAGCGACCGCCACCCCTGTCGGCATTTTCATGGGTTGTTCCTATGTCAATGCTCAGGGTCAGGTGATCTTCGCCCAGTATTTCCCGGCCAGCACCACGGCCCCCACTGGCACTGTTATCACCGCCTACGTGGCTGATGATCCGGACCAACTGTTCAAGGCTGTGCTGGTTTCTGGCAACACCGAAGACGGCAACGGTCTGACCCCCGCCTTCCTCGGCCGTACCATGATCGGCAGCAACGCTGAACTGGTGCAGAACACCGGCGTGACCGCCACTGGTGACAGCCGTATCGGTGTTTACACCGCTGCTGGTGCTACCACGACTGCGACTCTGCCGATCCGCATCATTGATGTGGTGCCCGATACCGCTAACTCGTCTGGTAACTTCTGTGAAGTGATCTGCAAGTGGAACGCGCCTTCCGCCGCAATCACCATTGACTTTACCGCTGAGACCGCTTCCGTGTCGCTGGCTGGTGGTCATCAGTACCTCAACCCGACTGGCGTTTAATCGAAGGAGTAATTCAAAATGGCTATTTCACGCGCACAACTGCTGAAAGAGCTGCTCCCCGGTCTGAACGCCCTGTTCGGCATGGAGTACGCTCGCTACGGCGAAGAGCACAAAGAGATCTACGAAACCGAGACCTCTGAGCGTTCCTTCGAAGAAGAAACCAAGCTGTCTGGCTTCTCCGCCGCTCCGGTGAAGAACGAAGGCTCTGCGATTGCTTATGACAACGCGCAGGAAGCTTGGTCTACCCGCTATACGCACGAAACCATCGCTCTGGGTTTCTCGATCACCGAAGAGGCAATCGAAGACAACCTGTACGACAGCCTGTCTGCTCGTTACACCAAAGCGCTGGCTCGTGCCATGGCCTACACCAAGCAGGTTAAGGCTGCTGCGGTTCTGAACAACGGCTTCTCCGCCACCTACCCCGGTGGTGACGGCGTCTCCCTGTTCAACGCGAACCACCCGCTGGTGTCTGGTGGCGTCAACAGCAACACCCCCGCTGTCCAAATCGACCTGAACGAGACTTCTCTGGAAGCCGCCGTTATTCAGATCGCCGCTTGGACGGACGAGCGTGGCCTGCTGATCGCTGCCAAGCCCAAGAAGATGATCGTCCCCCCGAGCCTGATGTTCGTTGCCAAGCGTCTGCTTGACACCGAGCTGCGGGTTGCCACTGCTGATAACGACATCAACGCTATCAAGCAGATGGGTGCGATCCCCGAGGGCTACACCGTGAACCACTTCTTGACCGATCCGAACGCTTGGTTCCTGACCACTGACGTTCCCAACGGCATGAAGCATTTCGTTCGTACCCCGCTGCAGAATTCCATGGACGGGGATTTTGACACCGGAAACGTTCGCTACAAGGCCCGTGAGCGTTACTCCTTTGGTTGGAGTGACCCTCTCGGAATGTGGGGCTCTTCGGGCTCTACCTGATCCTCAGGTAAACCGTGAAAAAGGGGCCTTGTGCCCCTTTTTCTTTGCGCAAAAATGGCGTAGACTACATAAAAAGGAGATGTTTATGCCATATAAGGTGGATGTGTGCGGGCTGTATAAGCTGGTCAACAAAGCCACGGGGCAGTGCTACGTTGGGCAGTCGCAGCGTTGCAGGAAGCGCATAAAAGAGCATTTCCGGCTTTTGCGCGGCAACAAGCACACAAATCCTCACCTGCAACACTCATACAACAAGTACGGTGCTGAGAACTTTTACGGAGCTATAGAGGTGGAGTGTCCGGACCTTGAAGAGCTTGACCGGCTCGAAGAGGCGTTTTTACAGGGGTCCGCGTGGTTTGAGCAGCCGACCGTGTACAACATTGCGGATTTTGCCAAAGCACCCATGCGGGGCAGGTCTCATAGTGAAGAGGTACGAGAGCGTATTCGTCTCGGGCGGCGGGCGGCCAGCTTTGATTTTCAGAGTCCTGAGTACCGTAAAACACTGTCTGAGGCGCAAGTGGCACGCTTCTTTGCGGACCCGAAATTTGTTGCTAAACTCAAGTTCATTATTGAGAATGAAGCCATGTCGTACGCTGAAAGAGCCCGCCGACTTGGTTCGGACACAAGCTCGGTTCGGCGTATGGCACTGAAGTATGCCCACCTAAAAGGAGTTCTTTGAATGGCCCAAACTCGATTCAACGGCCCTGTCGCGTCTGACAACGGCTTCATCTTCCCGACCGCTACCGCCGCCGTTCTCGGTGACGCTACTGACGCGGTTAACACCGTCAACAAAGTCACCGGCAAGTCCGTCGTGGACATCGCCACGGGCGTCATCTATACCGCTACCGGCTCTTCCGCCACTAGCGCTTGGAAAGGCTCCAACGCGACTACGGTCACCCCGTCCTAATAGGAGCCCGTCAT